GGTACAAATTCCACCGATGCAAGTGGTGAAAGTCTTGGCACTGATACGAATATATTCATATCAGGATCGATCGATTCTATGGATTCCACGACAAAGGGAACCGCGGTATTCGGTGGAGACCTCTATGTATCAGGTACAGCCAACCTACAAGCAGTGCAGCTTGGTAACCTTACTCTCACAAACACAAACGCATATCTCAGATTCTATGACACGGATCATTACGTAAGAAAGAATGGCACGAATGTAGAATTTAGAGACTCGGCTGGAGGAACCACTTACACACTCACTCAGCTTGCAGCACTTTCCGTCACGGACAACACAGATGTATTCTCCATCACTCATGGTGTGCCGTCATACGTCGTTACGACTGGGTCGTTCTCCTTCGACACAGATGGGAGGCCCACCAACTACACACCCGGTGCGGGGGGGCCAGGAGCCGACACATATTTCTTCATAAGCGGCTCGAAGGGTGTGAAAGATACCGCCACTCGGGGGGCTGCTGTCTTTGGTGGCGATACACTTACATCTGGAACGATATATCTCGGTAAGCAATCCGCTGATGATGCGCCTTCGACAGTCACAGCTAACGCAATCGCACTCTACGCTTCTGCTAGCGCAGGTGTTACTCAACTCTACTTTAGAAACTCAGTGACCGAAACAAAGATCGGTTCAGGCGGCAGCCTTGACGACGCGTATGACACCCCCGCGGGCGGAGGGTCGCCAAGTACGGGTGCCGGCGCAGTTATAACAGTCGATGGACAACCAGTTCAGTTTGTTAATACCGGAACAAATATAGCAGTTGCAATAACAGGATCATTAGCTTTCCAAGATACCTCCAGTAACTCAACACCCCCAATGGTTAAGAGCCTCACTGAGGGTTCTGATCTGAAATTCGGTAACTACATATCAGGCGGAGGATCAGTTAGTGAAGTATTCAAGCTCACCGGTGGGGCTGGAAACATTATGTTGGCGTCTAATAAAAAAGTTGCTTTCTCACCATCGGAGACGAATGCATTCTTGGCGCACAAGACGATCTCTTCTCATGGTGGTACGACCAGCGCAGTGGCTACCCGTAACTTCGTTCCGGATGTCGACAATACTTACACATTGGGAACGGCAGCGTATCGCTGGTCCGATATATATACGGGCGACTTACATCTTAAGAATGATCGCGGGGACTGGACAATACTCGAGGAAGCTGATATGTTGGTTGTAGTTAATAACCTAACAGGAAAAAGATACAAAATGAATCTCACACCCCTCGAGGAGAACGAATAATGCCTGTTGTTACTTCTGTTATAAGCGGTTCTAATGATAGTTTAATTCTATCAGGTGGGGTGAACGAGGGAGTTCACCTTACTGGGTCTGTTTTCTTTAAGAATGCCGCTAAGTTTGGTGGTGGTTACGGTGACTCTGGGGTAACCATCACATCAGCCGGCGCAGTTTCTGCAGATGGGAATGTAGTAGCCGGCGGAAATATAACAATTGGCGGAAATATCTCTGGAGACGGAGACGAAAGCAAAACTATTTTCGCAGAAACGGCTACTTCTTCAAACACGATTACAATCGGTGGTGGTGGTAAGGTCGTCGCGTCTGGAGACTTGCAGATTACCCACACGGGTTCATTTGGTGCGCTGCAGGTCGGAACAGATTACGATGGTAACAATGTTCCTGATGCTGGATATCCGTTCAGAGTGTCAAATGATGCTGATGACGTAGGAATAGTCATTGATGCTGGAAACAACAAGGTCGCTTCGCTTCTTTTTTCTGAGCGAAGTCTAGAAACCGCGGCACCTGGATGGTTTGTAGACCACAATGCAGACGTTAAAAATAGATCATCATGGCGCACACAGGGCGAAGAGCAAGGCCAGGGTGCGATAGTAATTCATAATGACCTAAAATCTGTAAGAATCGGTGGGGGTGATATTGCAGGCGATGGGTATGACGCGGAGAGTCTTGTCATCACAAGCTCTGACTATCGTGATCCGTCAATGATTCGTATTCGTACCAAGCACGGTTCCCGAAGCAAAGAAGCGTATCCTGCAATTTCGTGGATGATGGAAGCAGCCACAAGCACCAACACTGGTCATTGGGTTATGGGAATTGATCCCTACTCTGACGGTGATGGTGATAGCGCTGGCGAGTATCTCAAGATAAACGCATCAAGTCCCGGCAGCTCAACTGGTATGTCAAATACTACTGCAATGACATTTAGAAAGGGTGGCGATGACGCAGCTGTAGGCGTTGGAGGCTCCACTAACAGCAGATCCTTAATTCCTACGGGCACGCTCCACGTGGAAAATGCGAAAGCCATCGCGTACTCGATGACCAAAGATCTGACAAGCGCGCAGCTCTTCATTGGAAACTCATATAACTCAACAAACGCTGCATCGGCCGGAATATATCTTGACGTGTCATCTGACTCAGATGATACAAAGCACTCTGCTCACTTGATAGCTGTTAGCAACGGCGTTGCAGCAGAACATACTGCGTATTTCTCACTTGGCCTGTATGACGGTTCTGGAAACGCAAACTCAACAAGAAGTCGATTTAGGGTGGACGACCAAGGTGGCGCTCTTTTTATAAGCGGTACTAACCCATCCGCTGGAGCTGGTTGGCCGAAACCAGAAGTCTCGAATAATGAGGTAAACGTTGAGGTACCGTCTGGGTCGCTGACGCTGTTATCTAATGTGAATTTTGCCAGCCAGCCAACGCTCAACTTTGTGGCTTGGCCCGCCAACGCATACGCTGCCCGATCAGTCACCTCTGGTCAAGAAATGGGCAGAATTTCTTGGTGGAGTTCCGATACGGATCTTTCTGAAGGGGAGCGAGTTGGTGCATTTATAGAAGCGGTTGCAGACGCTAACCATACAGCCGTTGCCAAGTCTCCAATGAAGCTAGATTTCTACACTAGGGGAAATGCCGCGGCAAGCCCAGACGTAAGACTGTCAATCAGCTCGAGCGGCAGGGTGACCATAGCTGGTGACGCGGATGTTGGTGGCGATCTTACTGTTGAGGGTAACGATATCAAGGACTCCGGTGGGAACGCAGCTGTCACATTTGACGGTTCACAAAATACGACGTTGGGTGGCAATTTGACGGGGTCCAATGCTCTCCTGTCAGGTGACCTCAACCTGGGTACGGGTATTGCCTTCCAGCAAGCCAGCTCTAATCTCACTGTTGAAGTAACAAATAGTATCGTACTAGACTCAGACAGCGGATTTGTCCACATCAAAGATGGCGGTGCTAGCCACTTTAAGTTTGATTGCAACAATACAGCATTCACGATCTACGATGACACGTTCGCAGCAGATTATCTTTCATTCCAAGTTGCGGCAGATGGCGCGTCGACGATCTCGACAGGTGATAACGGATCGGGTGAGTCAGGTCACTTAACGCTGGCCCCGGATGGAGAAATATATCTGGAAACTAAGGGAGCTGTGCACGGTCCTATAGACTTACCCTTATCTATGTCTTCCGATAAGAGCATGATCCTTCAAACTGATGCGGATGGTGATGACACGGGTGACGTCAGTACGATGCATTGGGATTTCCTACGCTATACAACACTCGTCGCCCAGATGAATGGTTACGGTGATCTTTGGCTCAATGGTGATCTTACTATTGAGGGTAACGATCTTAGGGACTCTGGTGATAACGCTGTCATTACCTTTGATGGTTCCGGTAACGTTCACAACAACGTTAAGTTCAATAACGGCTTGACAGTCGGAAGTACGAAATATCTTTACGACGATACGGGTGGTGCCCTATATTTCGCCGGAAGCACACACCTCCAGACAGCTGGTGATTTCACAGTTGGTGGCAATCTTAAGAAGGGCACACTGACAATCACTGCCAATGAAATCGATGCGTCTTCCGGCGATCTCACATTAGACGTTGCAGGGGACATCGCGTTGGACGCCGCAGGCGATCAGATAGCGTTTAAAGATAGCGGTGTCACACGTCTGACCGTTGATATGACAGAGAGTCTTCCAGTACTAAGTGGTAGCGGTGACTTTTACATTAAGTCAAGCGAGTCTCTTATCTTCCAAATTGACACAGATAACAACGGATCGGAGAAATATTCATTCCTGGATGGTGCTGGGACTGAAGTCTTTAGTATCGCTGAAACTGGAACGCTCTTTGTATCCGGGAATGTGATCCAAGATAGCGGTGGAAACAACAACATCTTATTCGATGGTGATGGTCACACTACAATAAATACCACCACCACGTTAACAGCTACTGGCGGGGGACAGTTGACAATCCAGGGTACAGCAACCACGAACAACAACGCCACTGCTTCCTCTAACAACACTGCCACTGTTTTAATCGAACCAGCCTCAATAACTGCCGCTGCTCATGTAAGCAGAATTTCATCCCTTCAGATCGATGAACCAAATATTAGCACAGGCGGTAATTCTATAGCTGAGGCGGCCGCTCTATGGATTGATGCACCCCCAACGGAAGCTGTCGGTAAATATTTGACTTCCAACGCGTCAGGACAACAGATAGATAATTTAGCGGCATATTTTTCTGGGTCTATCAGGTCTAACACTAGCTGGGTCGGAGAAAATGTCCTTGCAGAGGCGGACAATATCTATAAAAATGACAGCTCCTTGCCCGGTTCATACCTCTCTACCGCCCGTGATACTTCCACTGCGGCCGCGGCCGATGTCCCGACAGTAAGAAATCTCTTGGCGACACATGACGGAAAGACCACTGGTAATTATGCCATCAGCATCGGCGGCGCTAGCGGCGATAATTACAATTGGCCGGCCGATGTTGTACCGAGGTGGGGATTGAATCCTTCATCTACAACCAATGATGGTACAACTGCAATTGACGTCTGGACAGGATACCTTCCAGGAACTCTAACTACTGGCGCCACGACCTCTTGGTCGGCAAGCGCAAATGCTCATAATTTGCATGGCGGCAGTGCCGCATCTTCGCTAGGGGACTCTTCATCTGATACGACACCAGATCATGATGCCGCTAAACACACATTAGATCCGATCGGCGGAGACGTCGTCGACGCACATATAGAAGTTCATAACGGCTATTCTTCGGGAAACAACGGTATTCGTTTCGCCCTTGGTAATTTTATAAACCAAGGTACATATTCTGCTACTCCTAATGCTAATTCTGATAATTTCGTCTTTCATTTTACATGCTGGACTGATAATGCCAGTTGGGAGAGCAGTGATGACTTCATTGTATATTTTACTAAATCCGATGGCACCCAGCTAAGTGCTACTAATATTACAGTCCTCGCCCGGAAAGTTTCGAATTCGGCTACTTGGGAAAATTCTGATGCCACCACCGACACCGGCAGTGCTACAGCAAATGTTGAGTTTCGTCCTCAAGATACTTCCGGGTGTGTTCTTGCCAGTTCGGCCTTAGGGGAGGGGTTCGCGAATAGGGCTCAAGTAAAAATCACCGTCCAGGCATCGAACATGGGTTCTCTCAGTCATGTGTTTATAGCAAACTCCGCGACTGGGAACGTCGAAAAACTTCATATTTCCAATGTGTTTGCTTTTGCTTACGACACAGGAGCTAACCCTCCGTACGAAGACGTCGCAGCGAAAACTTATCTTGATAATGATACCCCAGGAACTGCTGGGAATATTGCAACCGCTCTAGAATTTAATAATGCAGTTTATACTGGCGCTGAAGGCGCTTCGTGGACCACCCTAAGGTTTCTGATGTCGACTGGTGGCGCAGCAATTGACCAACCAGATAGTGACGGAGCCATGAGCGCCATGAGCAATAACGAACACGCCGTCTTTATGGTTTCGTACGACGGCGGTACAAATTACAGCACAGCGGATTGGAAGTGGAGAAAGTATACCGCCACAGGCGCGCCGCCAGCAGTACCTTCCCACGGCCTTGGCCAAGATTACTGGATCGATCTGGCCAATAACGGTGTTATTGACGGTTCGGAAATGGGCTATGAATGGCAATGGTTTGAAATAGATCTTCCGCTGGACTCTGAACATGATCTTTCATCGTTTAGAGGTAGGTTTGGCTGCGATGCAACGTCTGAAGACAGGGGGTTTGCTGTACATCAACATTCTATTAACCAGTATCACCAACAGGGTGTCAAAACTTATCGTGATGCAAACTCAATTGTTCATGAAACGTTTTCAGGAAAACAGGATATAGAGTGGAAAGCCAGAAGTTATGCTAACGAAGGGACTACCAACACTTGGCTCAAGTATGATGCTACCGCAGAAACTGTCTCACTTGGAACCATGGCGCCGGCGCTGTCTGGAAGTCATAACATTTATGCACCGGCTTATATTTCTGTCACTAGTGGGGAAACGTCATCTACTCTCACAAACGTACAAAATGTTTGGGACGAAGCCAATTATCCCGGGGGCAACATAACCTATGACCAGCATGTACAACAAGGGATTACATACACTGCCTCTAACGGAAGATTTACCGTCGATGCAGCTGGAGTATACGACGTCACTTTCGTTGGTATCCTAGAAGCGCAGTCCACAGACTGCAGTCTTCTCCTATATGTCAACACCACTGCAGAAATAACGGCGACAACCCAAGTCCACACATCAGTCGATCCAGTGGAGAGAACCCTCACAGGAATATTTCACCTGAATGCTAATGACTACATCCAGATTTATATAGATGACACTTCTGGCGGTACTGTCAATACCGGGTCGACAATTAGTATTAGAAAAATTGGTTAATTGATCAATTAAATTATTAAATTAGAAAAATTTACTAAAGAAAACAGATATACTGGATTACTGAGGAGCTGAATTCAGAATTAGAATAATAGCTCTGTAAAATTTGTACAGGAAAATAATTCAATTTCTTTTCTTTATACAGTGGCCCGCCAGGGGTTATTATTCTGGTGAGGTACCTGAATGTTTAGTAGTCCGTTTGAAACCAACACAGTAACAATTGATCAATCTGCTGATGTTGTATTCGTTGCAGACATGTTTGTTGAAGATTACGTAGGTGGAGCTGAATTAACCACAGAAGCGTTAGCATCTTCCTCAGGCTTGAATGTACAGAAATTACATGCAGCACATGTCACAATGGAACTGTTGGCCGCTGGAGTGGAAAAATATTGGATATTTGGAAATTTCAGTTCGCTTAATCCAGAACTAATTCCTAGTATAGTGGGGAATATGAAATATTCTATTCTAGAATATGACTATAAGTTCTGTGCATATCGTTCAATAGAAAAACACAAGTTTGAAACAGGAAATGAATGTAACTGTCATGATCAAATTCATGGTAAAATTATATCATCTTTCTTCCACGGTGCCCAGTCTATCTGGTGGATGAGCGAAGAACAAGAACAAAGATATTTAGAGAGATTTCCTTTCTTGTCAGAAAATACAAGGGTTGTTCTTAGCAGCGTATTTGATGAAAGTTTCTTTGCTGCTATCAAGGTATTGACTGAGCAAAATAAAGACACAGAAAAGAAAGGATGGATTGTCCTCGGTTCTGATTCTTGGATTAAGGGTGCCGGCGCTGCAGAAGCCTATTGTCAGGAAAACAATTTAGAGTATGAGGTTGTTTGGAATATTCCGTATCAAGATATTCTTCAGAAGCTAGCTGTTGCACAAGGATTCGTTTACCTTCCAGAGGGTGGTGATACATGTCCGCGAATGGTAATTGAGGCAAAGCTTTTGGGATGTGAGCTAGTATTGAATGACCACGTTCAACATAAGGACGAAGAATGGTTTACTTCTTCTTCGATTATAGACACATTGTCGTATTTGTACGCAGCTCGTAATCGATTCTGGAGCACGATTAAAAATACAATGAACTATGTTCCAACGCTTAGTGGATATGTGACTGTTAGAAATGCAAATGATATGGGATATCCATGGAAGGCTTGTATAGAGTCAATGCTCGGATTTTGTAATGAGGTTGTTGTTGTAGACGGTGGTTCAACCGACAACACTTGGGAGGAGCTGGAAGCGTATTCAAGAGATGAATCGCGATTAGTCGTTAAGCGTTTCGCAATTGATCCGACACACCCAAGCTTTGCATATGAATCTGATGGTAAATTAAAGGCTCGCGCAAGAGAGCTATGCACTAGCGACTATTGTTGGCAAATGGACGCTGATGAAATTGTGCATGAAACAGACTATGCAAAAATTCATCAAATCTTAATGTCATTTCCGAAGCTTATCGATGTTATTGCGTTACCTATTATTGAGTATTGGGGGTCGATTGAGAAAGTTAGGGTTGATGTGAATCCTTGGAAATGGCGTTTGAGCAGGAACCTGCCACACATCACACAAGGTATACCAGCAGATTTGCGTCGGTTTGATGATGATGGTAATGAGTACGCTGCATTTGGCACTGACACGTGCGATTACATCCATGCCGAATCACGGGAGAGACTACAGTTTTGGTCATTTTACTCTCAGGATGTACATGAAATGAGGGCTGCGTCGCTGTCAGGGAACGCAGATGCTTTAGAAGCATACGAAGAGTGGTTTAACGCCGTTGTCGATCATCTCCCCGGCGTACACCATTATTCATGGTTTGACATTGGTAATAAGATAAAGCAATATAAGAAGCACTGGGGGGCGTTTTGGAAAAGCCAATATCGTCATGATGCTGAGGACACCGCCGAGAACAACGTCATGTTTGATAAGCCGTGGGAGGAAGTGACGGATAACGATATTGATAATTTGGCAGTTCGATTGGCTGATCAACTTGGTGGGTGGATATTTCACAGAAAGATTGATTTTTCTGAACCGACACCACACATAACGATTAATAGAGAACATCCCGTTGCATTTCTTAAGAAGCACTCAGATTAGCCAGGAAGGATTCAATGGCTAAGGTCAGTATTGTACTAGCAGTTCACAATGGCGGAAAAACGATCGGTCGAGCACTTAAGTCCGTTGCTGAGCAGACGTATCGGGATTTTGAAACAATTTTAGTGGACAACAATTGTACTGATAATACACTTGAGATAGCAAAAGAATATTCTGAGACTGCGAACATACGAGTTGTTAAGTGCAAGACTCCTGGCCATCCAGCAGCTTTAAACACTGGGATATACAACAGCGATTCTCCTTATATCGCTCGACAAGACGATGATGACTATTGGTATCCAAGTAAGCTAGAGAAGCAGGTCGCATTTTTAGATTCAAATCCAGAAGTAGGTGTTCTGGGAACTCGAATACGATTAGTGAATGCGGCCGGCGAAGAAGAAGAGCTTGGATCAATGGGGCGCCCAGTTGTGTACCCGCCTGATGATCACAATATCAAGTATTTTTTGATCCAAGGGCAGAACGCTTTTTGTCATTCTTCTGTTGTCATGAGACGAGAGGTGCCGCTAATAGCTGGTGGTTATAGTGAGCATTTTCCACTAGCGCAAGATATGCATTTATGGTTAAAGGCTATACCATATTTCGCCTTTGCAAATTTACCAGAAGTATTAGTTGATTACACTCAGGCACCGACCGACTGGGACAATCAAAAATATGATCCGAGAGTTGTCAGAGTTTTGTCGACGATGTATTACCAACTATACAAACTTCAGGGTGTAATTTCTGGTGATAGGCAGGAAGTGATTTACGATTGGGAGATTGAAAGGAAATATGAGCGATAGTCAATGGGCACCCAAAGCGCTAAAAGATATGATCAATTTCGATGGTACTGCTCCTGAAATCGATTGGCGACTCTTAGGACAGGGTCGGTTGCTGGATAGGTGCACACGTTCCAATCCAGAGCTCACTTTTATGATACCTTTCGCTGCAGATTCTTTATCACGGGTAATCAATTTATGTCTTGTTGTATCGCACTTATTGATGAACACCAGTTCAAAGATTCTTCTTACAATAGCAGACGTAAATTACACACTGGATGAATTACAAAATAACCCGAGACTTGGTAACAACGGTAGAAACTGGAATTACGAGGGTTATTTTTTTGCTACGCTTGCTCAATGGTGGGGTGGCGACACCTTTGAAAAGGTAGCGCTTGGTCGGCTCACTGTAATATTACGACCCCGGAAACCTGGAGAACCATTTCATCGAACACTTTATCTTAATGATATGCTTGAGCAAGTTACAACTCGATATGTCGCAAATTTAGACGCCGACGTCTTAATCGACGCATCGACGATCAGGCTGGCACAGACTATGTTAAGCACCACACTGGATGGAGATGGCGTTGCTGATTTTATTTATCCATACGGTCATGGCCAGTATTCTTTAAGGGTATGGGCAAAGCACCAGCTTGAGACCTCAAGCGCCCCCGACGGCCACCGCGAAGCTGAAGAAGCAGCTTCAGCGGAGTTGGCATATGCAATCATTGAATTGATTGCAAAAGACAATATTGATTTGTTATATTATCAAAATACAATATTAGACGTAGTGAGTGTTCCCTGGTCATCGGCCTTTGGTCACATATTTTTTGCGAAGACAGAAGCTTATTTGAGGGCGTACGGAGAGAATGAGAATTTTGTTTCGTGGGGTGCTGAAGATATAGAGAGGTTTACTAGGTTTTCGAAGCTTGGGTTTAAAGTTATGAGATTTCCTTATCCTGTTGTACATCTCGAGCATCCTCGAGGTCTTGATTCTGGAAAGTCTAATCCGCATTTTCAATCGAATGAAGACTTGTGGGTTTCGCTACAAGACAAAGATGTTGATTGGATCAAGAATTATTATGAAAATTGTGAATATTACAAAGCTCGAAAATGGAAGAGCCTGGACATGGGTGAATTATTTAAATGGCAATAGGTGAAAATTAGATGTTTTTTTATTCTGAATTAGGAAAAAATGGAAGGATTGGAAATCAAATGTTCCAATATGCCACGCTTTTTGCGTTGGGCAAAAATAGACAAATTGACATTGGTATACCTGCCGCTGCAGTTGAGGTGTTTAAGAATACTACAAAGCCGCTTAGTATTGTTGAGGCCTTCCCCAATTTGTCCGCGAAAAAAATAGACGACATTGAGGCTAAAGGGCAATATCAAGAAGAGAGCTTTTTATTTTCACCAAACCTGTTTTTGTTAATGGACAATTGTGATATTCATGGTTACTTCCAGTCTCCCCTTTACTTCTCTAAATTCCAGGAGGAGTTGAGAGAAGAGTTTCAATTTAGCAGAGATATAGATTCTGTTGCTCAAGGAAAAATAGATGATATTCGATCTTCTGATTCTCTTGTATGTGCCGTACATTTCAGGCGCTCCGATTATCTAGAGTTCCCAAATTTTCACACTAATCTAGAAGCAGAATACTACAACACGGCAATCTCGATTATGCTAAATAAATTTCCTGACATTAAATTTGTAGCGTTTTCAGATGATGCTGAGTGGCTTCAAGAGACTTTGCCCCCAGAGATTTTGGCTTCCCCAGGTGAAAACCAATTCGAAGATATGTGTATGATGACTAAATGTGACGCTCACGTAATCGCTAATTCTTCGTTTAGCTGGTGGGGGGCTTGGTTATCAACAAGTACTAATCTTGTTATCGCGCCCCAGCGCTGGTTTGGTCCTGAGGGGCCGAAAGACTGGAGTACAATTTACCCACCGGGATGGGGCTTGCTGTAGGAGAAATAATGTCTTGGTTTCCAGATGATATGAAAAATGCTGAGTGGGGTAACGTAGAGCTCGATACAGAGAGTACGTTATACAAATTGCTGTACCGTCCTGATGAGAAAAAACTCGACTTGAGCGATCACACATTTATTATTCCATATGCAACAGATTCTTATGTAAGATTATGGAATCTTGTAACCAGCGTTTTATACCTGCGAATTCATACATCTGCCAATATACTGATTTTCGCAGCAGAAGACCCAACTCTCAATATAGAACAAAATTTAGTTGCTGGGTTACAAGGCTTGTACACACCGAATATTACAAATGAATTTCTCCAAAAATTTATTGAAAGAGTAAAAATAATAAGTGCTACTCGTTCGACTGATCAACCGTTCCATCGTACACGCTATTTGAATGAAATGTTGGCAGTCGTAGATACACCGTATGTCGTAAATTTCGATGCAGACATATTGCTTCCATTGGGAACAATGGCAGTTTCTGCATTGGCACTTAGAGATGAAAATGCTGACTTTGTTTATCCGTATGGTCATGGTAAGAACCAGCTTCGTCTTTTTATTGAAGATGACATGTCATCTGATAGAAAGATTGTAGACGCTATTATCCATTCTGATTTTGGTGGTATATTAAACGACCGCGGTCTTAGGTGGGGCGCAGCCTACGGCCAGGCGATATTTGCGAATACAGAGAAGTACAAACAAGCTGGCGGAGAAAATGAGGAATTTATTTCGTGGGGTGCCGAAGATGTTGAACGGTTTGTAAGGTTTATGAAGCTAGAGTATAATGTTTTAAGGCTACCATCTATCGTTTATCACTTAGAGCACCCACGAGGTCCTGATTCTGGTGTGACAAATCCAGCATTTCGACACAATGAACAGCTGTGGGAAACGCTTCAAAAAATGAGCAAAGACGAATTGATTGAATATTACAGCAAGTGTGGCTACCTAAAGAATCGCGGTTGGTAATAAAATGAGTTTTGCTGATTATTTCAAGGAAGTGTTTTATAAAAGGTTGTTTCAACCCCAATTGCCAGCAACGAGACCTCGCAATAGAGCAGATTCTTTGTTAAAGGTATTCGAAATTCTGGACGAAAGAAGTAAGAATGGCCAAGATTTTTTTCGCATTGTAGAAACGGGTACTGCTAGAGCAGACCATGGCCATTTGTGCTTTGGCGGTGACGGATGCTGTACTTACATTTTTGATAAGTTTGTGAATCATTATGATGGTGAAGTATTATCCGTTGATATCAATGAAAAAAATTGTCGGTATTCCACCTCTATTACTTCACAGAAAACAGTATTATACCATCAAGACTCCGTGGAGATGCTTTGGTCAATGCCAGAAGCCGACAAGGTGGACCTTCTTTATTTGGACACCATTGATTTTGATCCTGAAAATCCGTATCCTTCTATGTCTCAATGTATGAAAGAGCTTTGTGCTGCTATGAAAAATTTAAGACCTGAGTCCATAGTCATTATCGATTCTCATGATCCGCTCTTTACGGGAGGAAAGATGTGCAAGAGCTTGTACGTCAAGAACTTTATGAGTGATATAAAAGCAGATCTACTTTTTGAAGATTATCAAATTGGGTGGATTTTCGAAAGTGACGACACCAATATAGACGAAAAAGATACCAGTACGAATAAAAACGTCGATATGTCTGTAATGACTGAGACTCGTCATGCCGCGGCTCAAGAATACGAATGGGCTGCGACAGTTGACTGGGTAGGACATGCTCTTCCTACTTTGAATCATTGGGTCGAGGAGAGGAATGATACAGAATATTGGTGCGGTGAATCGGGTGAAATGGCCAACCTAAATCAATTTTTTCTTAATGATGAAGATGTTTGGTTAAAATTTGCAAAAGAAATTCAGGATAAGACTTTGTTGGAAATTGGGGGGTCTTGTTTTGGAACAGTGGCTAGATGGAGCTTTATAAAGACTCGTATACATATTGAGCCGTTGTTACCGAAGATTAATCCTTTCCTTGAGAAAGCGCTCCAAGGCCGCGACTCCTGGTACAAGGATGTAATCGAGTATCCAGTTTGTGCCGAAGAATTTATATCTGAGCTCGAAGATAGAATTGATGGGTGCATTTATACTAGAAATTGTCTTGATCACACCAAGAATCCCTGGGCAATTTTAGACAATATTGGTCGGTATGCTAAAAAGGGTTGTTATTTGTTATTGTGGACTGAAATAGCACACCTCGATGGTGGGGATGTTGGTCATATAGACATAACTCATAATCCTGAAGATTTAGAGAGCTATATCAAGAATTTGGGCTTTGAAATTATAAGACCAGTCGTTGTTGGGAATTTAGAGCATACACTAGAATATGGTTGTTTTGCCATAAAGAATGAGTAATATGGAATTTGAAACGATATATTGCAATTACGCTGATGAAAATTATGAGCATCATCAAAGAAACATGGTGAACCATGTGATTGAAAACGGTATATTCGATTACGTTTGTGACTACACAAGGGAATGGCTTGTGACGACAGAATTTTATAAAGAAAATAAGTCCATTTTAGATAGAGAGCGCTTAGCTGGGTATATGCTATGGAAACCGTTTATTATTTTAGACGTTTTAGAGAAAGCAAAAGAAAACCAGATTGTTGTTTATATGGACGTGGGTGATGTGCCCAACAAGGGTATTTCGGATTATGTAAAAAAATGGATGAAAAATAACGATTTATTAATTACGTTGGGCGGAAACAAAAATCGTCAAATGACGAAAAGAGACACCTTTATTTTAATGGATTGTGAAGAAGAAAAATATTATAACGCTATTCAAGTCGAGGCGGGTTTCTTTGCAGCAAAGAAAACTACAAGTAATATTGCTTTTATTCGGGAGTGGCTAGAATATTGTAAGGATGAGAGAATACTAACAGATATTCCAAACCAGCTCGGCGTCTCTAATTTTGATGAGTTTATAGATCATCGTCATGATCAAAGTATTTTGTCACTTTTACAAGTAAAATATAATATCCAAACATCTTCTAAGCATAGAGGATACGTGGGGTTTAACGTTAATATGCACAAAAAGGGTCACAAGTACGCAAATGGCGGGTCTAGTATTGGGACATCTGGGATATTTTCCCATTGGAATAATCGTGGGGAGTGGAGAGCAGAAGAATGAGTAGTGATAAAAAGACATATGTGTTTGATTTGGATAATACGCTATGCGACACGAAGCGAAACGCTGATGATACAGCGTGGGGGTATTTAGACTCTAAGCCACATCTCGACAGAATAGAGAGAGTAAATGAGCTGTTTCAACAAGGTCACACAATCATTATAGAGACAGCTCGTGGCTCGTTTTCCAAGGTTAATTGGTATATCCAGACCCATGAGCAATTAACGTCGTGGGGCCTGAAATTCCATCAGTTAAGAACGGGCGTAAAATTTGCTGCCGACTATTTTATTGATGACAAGGCAATAAATTCAGAGGAGTTTTTTTAGTGGCCGCCGAGATAGCAGCTTCGAATAGGCACATACCACTTTTCAAAAAGACCTATTATGGTTTAGTTCCTTTTGAGAGACGATACGGAAGCGCTTTCGATAAGACTTACAAGTTCTTATGCGAGTCTGAGTCATGGACTTTGCAGAGACTTCTAGATTATCAACACGTCCAATTTAAGCTACTCATTTCTCATGTGTATAAGAACGTTCCATATTATAGGCGTTTAATGAATGAAAGGGGTCTTACTATTGATTCGTTTCGAACCATCGAAGACCTTCATTTGCTGCCGTATCTTACTAAAGAAATTATTAGAGACAATATTCAAGATCTAATCGCAACAAACATGAATGATCGCCCGGTCGAGTTTAGAACAAGCGGCTCAACAGGAAAGAAGTTAGTATTCTATGGCACTGACGATCTTTATAAAAAAGAAGCCGCGTTTATTTTAAGGGCTTTTCGCTCCCACGGTGCGACGATGTACGATAAGCCCAGTGTGTGGATACGAAGGTACGTTCCTAAGAACAATAACTCTCCGCTTTGGTATTACGATCATGAGCTCAGGCGCCTATACATGTCTGCTTACAATATCAATTCTGATACCATCAAGGATTATGTCACAGAGATTAATCGAAAGAAATATCACACTTTAGTTGGCTACCCGTCAAGCATCTATATTTTTGCATGTATGTGCGAAGAATCAGGCTTATATCCGGCCGGTATAGAGGCAATCCATGTAGCATCAGAAAAAATGCTGGATAAATGGAAAGACAAAATCGAAGAAGTTTTTGGGATAATTCCAAAGGCTCATTATGGTATGCAGGAAAAAGTTGTATTGCACCATCAGACGTCGCATTCGACTGCTTATATCGAAAATTTTGAGTATGGCATTACTGAATTTGATAATACCGAAGGTCAAAATGTTATTGTAGGTACAGGATTTTTAAATTACTATATGCCTTTTATTCGATATCGCACAAGTGATGTGGGGATACTGAACCCGGATGGGGCCCCCTATCGTATGTTAGATATCGATGGAAGATGTGACGATATTCTTGTTTCAAAAAATGGTGCCCGCCTTCCTGGTGTTAATTTTTATACGATGATGTACAAGATTGACGGTGTAAAAATGTTCCAGATTATTCAGAAGACCAGGGAAACAATCGAATTTCTTTTAGTGCCCAATGAACACTACACAGAGGAAACGATATTAGAAATAACAACAGGCTTAAAACAGAGATTAGGAAATTTAGATATTAGTGTTCAAGTAGTCGAGAAAATCAAAAGAAGCCACGATACTGGCAAAATCAGGTGCATATTCAATGAGTGTGAAAGCTAAAAAGCGGGTGATGTCTTTAGAGCCCTACAACGTCGGAAAACGATTTGAATTACCCGTTGGGTGGGAATGCTTTGATTGGAATGAATCTGCATTTCCTCCAACTCCTCATGTTCGTAATGCTATTGAAGAGTTCATGAAAAGTGGCAAGATGGAAAAATATCCGGATATTTCAAATAAGCGTTTAAAGGAAGAACTTTCTCTTTATGTGAATTTACCCACAAGTCATATTGAGGCCTATAATGGGTCTGACGCTGCACTAAGGGATATTTTTGCGGTTTTCGTAGATGAAGAAACACGGGTCCTATCCTATCAACCCTCATACACTCAGGTGGATACCTTTATTGTTCTCAATACAGAGCATTATACGCAGGTACAAATCGAAGACCCTTTAGGCAATCATGTTTATGACTTTAGTCACTGTGCAAATTACGACGTGGTGTATCTTGTAACTCCCAACAATCCCACTGGAAAGACGATTTCACTTTCCGTGATTACTTCATTAGTGGAAAAATATAGAGAGACTTTGTTTGTAGTAGACGAAGCGTATTACGAATATTCAGGTATTTCATGTTCAGACTTGGTTTTAGAGCATGAAAATCTTTTAGTAATAAGAACGTTTTCTAAGGCATTCGGCTTAGCAGCCCTTAGGTTAGGGTATGTGCTTGGACATCCTTCTTCTTTGTTCTTGTTAAGAAAAATTAAAAATGGGAAGAGCGTTAATGCACTTTCTCAAGTGGCTGGTATAGCTTGTTTGGAGGACTTATCATATCTCCATGCTCGTGTTAGTGAAATAAAGGAATCAAAAAGAGCGTTCATCGAAGGAGTAAACAGGTTTCCAGGTTTTTATGCCTTAGAAAGTGAAGCGAATTTTGTTTTACTTCGAGTACCAGATGTTTCTTCTTTTATTGACACCATGACACAAAACAAGATTGTAGTTCGTGATCGCAGCTATATAACAAATTTAGAAAATTGTGTTAGAATCACTATTGGATCATTGGTTCATGTGGATAACATTTTGAATATAATAGAGCGGAGCACATAGTGGATATTTCTTTTATAGGTCTTGGGAAGCTAGGGCTACCCTTGGCATGCTGTCTTGCCAAGTCAAAAAACAGAGTGCTGTGTGTTGATAAAAATGAACATGTATTAGACAAATTAAATCGTAAGACGCTTCCTTTTTTTGAGCCTGGATTAGAAGAGCTTTTGCTTGAGGTGAGTCCAAATATAATAGGCTTTACTGATTCATATTTTCGAGCAATCAATGAGACAAATGCGACAATAATTTTAGTGAACACACAATTGGGCGATGATGGATATGCATCTGACTTTGTGGAGTCCGCACTTTCCGATATTGCTTTAAATCTTCGAATGAGCGATAAGCCGTATCATACAATCGTACTGTCTTCTACAATATTACCCAGTACAATCAAGACAAAGCTAATTCCTCTAGTAGAGAAAATTTCTAAAAGAAAGTATAAAGAAGGTTTCGGTTTCTCATACGTTCCAGATTTTGTGCGGTTAGGCGCTGTTATTCAAGATTTTAGAAATCCAGAATTTTTCTTGATAGGTGCGAATTGTGATTATGATTATAACGTAACAAAAGAGATTTTTGAAGGCTTACATGAAAATGATCCTCCAAACTACAAGTTGACACTTGAAGAAGCAGAGATTGCGAAAGTGGGATTAAACGCTTTTATTGTTAGCAAAATTACATTTGCAAATTTTCTTGGCCGGTTATGCGATGATTTAGAAAATGTTGATATTCATAATATTACCGAAGCAATTGGAAATGATCGTAGAATTTCTCCGTTTTTCTTTCGATCGGGAGCGCCATATGGCGGAACATGCTTCCCACGTGATACATGGGCCTTTATAAGATTTGCCCAAGACCGTGGTTATCAAGCGAAAAATTTAATATTTGCCGATGAAGTTAATGAAATGGTTTACCAAGACATCTTGAAGAAAGCATCGAGATTTGAGCGCATAGGAATTTTGGGATTGTCGTTTAAACCAAATTCACCAGTTACGATTGGGTCACCGTCCGTTCGATTGATAAAGGACCTCAAAAAACTTGGGAAGCAAGTTTATACATTCGACCCACTTTTGGAAACATACGAAAATTTAGATGATGAAGTGACAGCATGCAAAAGCCCACAGGCATGTGTCGATTGTTCTGACGTAGCAGTTGTAATGCACTATGATTTGAGATATAATGGATTATCATTTTTTGATACCAAAATTATCGACGTTTGGGGTATTGGTAATGAGTGAGGATGAATCGTGCACAGTATTATATTGACCATCCATAATGGCGCGAGACGTATGGCTGATGGCGAAATATTACTGGAAAGAGTGCTAGATGGTCTCATCAATAATTCGGTGGGCGATTATGAATTATTATGTATGCTGGATGGATGTACCGACGGTTCAGAATTAATTGTTGAAAAATATATTGATTCGAGTAAGCACTTAGACATTCGTGCAATTATCACACCAGACATATATGAGCTTCGAACAAATAACGTTGGATTTAAAGCGTCGAAAGGTGAGTATGTCATAGTCGTTCAGGATGATCAAATTGTGACAGAGCCCGGATGGAACCGGCGGATGCAAGAACCATTTGACGTATTTGATGATGTCTTCGCAGTAACTGCCAGAACAGCGCACAATTGGATTTTGAATCCTAATAGCAAACATTTTGGAACAGATACGATTTTAGACAATTGTTGGTGTGATATTTTTCTAGCGACAGATCATGCTTATGGGTATCCTATACAGATGACAAATTATAAAAGAGATGAATTTGCTGTGAGAGGGACAGTTAACCGAGGACCCTTGATGATCAATCATAAAGATTTAAGAAGTATGAATTATCTCGATGATGAGTTCGCTCCTTGTGATATGGACGATCATGACTTAATGTTTAGAGCGTACAAACAACTTGGGAAAATTTGCGGCGGTTATCGAATTGGTGTTGAGTCAAAACCAGCCTGGAGTGGGTCGACAGTCAGCGGATCTGTACCGCCATGGGCGCTACGATCTCATCACAAAAATTGTAGAATTTTTTATAGTAGAAACAAAGATGTCCTGACTGAACGTCGTATTGTGGAAAATCGTAGAATTACTCATTAAAAATGGAGCAAGGATTTATAGACCATGATTGATCTAACCAGAGGATTTGTCTTTATTCACATTGGTAATTGTGCAGGGACAAGTATAGAATACTCCTTACGTGCTCCATCGACCGAGCTGGTCCCCTGGGATAACAAAGGCGCTACACAGCACCTTACATATTCTGAAATTAAACGCTGGTATTTGGTTCGAGCCTCCCGACCTGGCCCAATTGGTAAGCATTTGGTACCAGATATATACGCTAAATTCGATAGCTTGTTTAAGTTTACAGTCATAAGAAACCCATGGGATAGAATGGTTGCGAAATATAGACATGAAGCAAGGCCTTGGAACCAGTGGCTCGAGATTTGCAAAAGCGGTGTGAAAGCAGGGCCCTCATTTAAAGAATTTCTTTTGGGGAGCAAAGATTGGAATGTTCATGATTTAAACGACCCATTGTTCGACCACCGCCACTGGGCACCATTCCTTAATTGGTTTGGGAAAGATGACCTAAATTTTTATATAGGGTTTGATAATCTGGACGAAGATTATCAAAAAGTGTGTGGAATACTGGGTATACAAGATGCTCCCTTAAAAGATTTATTTCCAGATATAGGCGGACCAATTAGGGCTCCAAATAGGAAATTAGACGAAAGAGGTAATGCACGACGACATTACAGCTATTATTATGATCAAGAGTCAATAGATTTTATTGCAAAAAGATTTAAAGAAGACATTGATTTTTTTGGGTTTGAATTTGAAGACAAACGACATGCTAAATAATCATTGGATTGTTGAGAATAGGAGAATAAAATGAGCTTTGCTGAGTATTTCAAGAAAGAGTTTTATAACAGGCTGCTTAGTCCGAATCACCCTGCAACTGTGCCGCGTGATAGAGCGAGTTGTTTATTGAAGATATTTGAGTTACTAGATGAAAAAAAGAGTAATGGTCAAAATTATTTTCGTATAGTAGAAACGGGTACAACTCGTCCTGACCATGGACACTTGTGTTTTGGTGATGATGGGTGCGGTACTTACATTTTTGATAAATTTGTAAACCATTATGATGGGGAAGTATTGTCTGTTGATATCGATGAAAAAAATTGTCGGTACTCTAATGCTCTGACATCTGAGAAAACGAAGGTATTCTGTCAAGATTCTGTTGAGATGTTATGGTCTTTACCCGTTGACTTTAAGATTGATTTTCTTTATCTCGATTCTTTTGATTTTTCCGCTGAAGACCCCCACCCTTCGATGCTTCATCATGTGAAGGAGCTTTGCGCTGTTATGAAAAATTTAAATCCAGGTGCTTTAATTGTGGTTGATGATCATAACGTCGTTGATGATGAGTCTTCGCCAGAGGGTAAAATAGGAAAAGGCTCTTATGTAAAAGACTTCATGTGTAATATAGGCGCGGAGCTGCTTTTTGAAGGATACCAGATTGGGTGGAAGCTGTGACTTGGGGCCCCACTATAGTCTATTATCTAGATGAGCTTAAAATTGCTTATATAGAGATAAAAAAAGCCGGTTGCACGACTGTCAAGACCTCCCTTGCGAATTATCTTCTTGAAATTGCTGGGGGGTTAGGCCATCACCAAAAATATAAGCCCAATATAGACGGTGTTGATTACAATTACGGAACATCGATTCATGATGAGTATTTTACGTGGGCCGGGCAATGGAACAGAGTCCAGTCTTTAGGTGATGATTGGACTGTGTTTACTATTGCAAGAGAACCAATCGAGAGGTTTGTTTCTGCATTCTATTCCAACGCAGATAGACCATTTTTATACTCGGATATTAACGAGTATATTACAAATCATTTCTTATATGAAGATGGTTTACTTTCGACCGTGGGCCACAAAAAAATAAATTTGCATAAATTTCGAGAGGATGGTCATATAGTACCGCAGCACAAAATTTTAGCCAACGTCTCGGCGCGCATCGACTATATAGGGCACTTAGATGATATGGATTCAGCTTCACATTACATAAGCAGCGTTATACGTGATGATAATTTTAAGTTTGTTCATGCAAATGCCCGTCCATTAAAAAAGCTCAGCGATGATCGCTTTGGACAACCTCGCGAGAAACGGAATTTCGGATGGCCCCGCTTGACAAAAGAGTCATTGGATATTTTGTTAGAGTTTGGATATAGACAAGATTATGAACTTTTTGATAGGTACGATCCGGAAAAATGGTTACACAATGTATGGGACGGAATTATAAGATAGCGAACGCTTTGGAAGACATACGCATAGCCGCGTATTTTGGTGGACTGGGTGACAGCCTGCAATTTTCGACGCTTCCAGAACTATTTTCTGAAGCGGGACACGATGTTTATGTTTGGGACAAAGCATACTTCAGAAATCCTGAGATAAAAGAGCTTGTGTGGGACTGTAATCCTTTTGTGAAGGGAGAGAGAGCAGGACAATGGAATGCTGGAGACATCCCCGGGCTAAAGTATGAAAATTTATCTGGTAATGTTATCTCTAACTGGGAAACGTTGTTTGGGTTCAAGCCAACAAACAAATACCCAAAAATATATTACGAGCCAAAAGATACAAGCAAGGCTAGAAATTCTATTTTGCTAGACTTAACATCAATATCTGGTGATTATCGAGGCTATTCCGTGTCGGAAGCCGTGGATAAACTGGTTTCTATGTATCCTGGAAGAAGCATATACCAATTGACATTTCACAACTCTTTGAACAACCCTCCAGCAAGCAATAAAATACAAGAACCATGGAGTAGTCCAAATAATCAAAGATTTTTGTACAATGATTTTGAAAGTGAAAAGATTGTGGTGAATTCGATATTCGAATATTGCGATATGATTTATTCTAGTGATGTTTTTATCACGCTTCATTCAGGGGGTCATGCAGTTTCTAGTGCGATCAAAGAATATAACAGCGATTTAGAGGTTCACTCTATAATTCGAAAAGTCGATTATGATTACTGCATTCCTCGTGGATTCTTTTTATTCGATAATATCAAATACTCTGTAATTGCCAGGTAATAAATTGGACAGACATATTTCAAGAAAGGTTGTTTTTACAAATGGGTGTTTCGATATTTTGCACAGGGGACATATAGAGCTCCTACGCTATTGTAACTCTTTGGGGTACGTTATTGTTGGGTTAAATAGTGATACTAGCGTGAAGAAGTTGAAAGGTAATGGACGACCTTTTTTTTCTCAAGACGATCGAAAATTCATGCTTGAGGCATGTAGATACGTAGACGAAGTCCGTATTTTTGACGGTGATACGCCATTAGAGATGGTAAAAAATATTTCACCCGATGTGATGGTTAAGGGCGGTGATTACGCGCCAGAAGAAGTCGCCGGGAGTGAAGTATGTGAAGTTAAGATATTCAAATTTATCGGTGGTTATTCTACAACAAAAATTCTAGAGAGAGGTTAGAGTTGTCAACTTCATTAGAGATCAAATTTGTACCGAAAGGGTGGGGATTTGAGAAGTGGATTGTTAATTGCGATGAGTATTGCGGAAAGCTCCTGTATTTCGTTAGGGGGAAGTGTTGTTCTTGGCATTACCATGAGTTAAAAGACGAGGTGTTTTATGTCCAGTCGGGCCGAGTTTTAGTCAAGTACTCTGAGGGTGATGACATAAATGAAGCAGATGAAGTTGTTCTGGGCCCTGGCCAAAATTTTCATGTCTATAGGGGTCTTCGCCACAGAGTGATAGCTTTAGAAGACACAGAGCTTTTTGAATTTTCTACGCAACATTTTGATAGTGATAGTCTTAGGATTGAAAAGGGTGACTGAATGCGCAGAGTTTTGATTACCGGTTGTAGCAGGGGTCTTGGAAAACACCTCATGAATCATTTTGATTTAAATGATTGTGAAGTTTTTAGGCATACTCGACAGCCTCTAAGCGGAAAAAACCAGTTAGCGGGTGATATAAACGCTGATAATTTTTGTGATAATTTGGAAGCATTCGTGGAGGCCAACCAAATTGAGGTTTTTGTGAACAATGCTGCTATCCACAGCCCTCGCGCTTTTCTAGAATATAGTGAAGCAGATATCAAGGATGTTTTGAACACAAATTTAGTGTCTCAAATATTGATGATACAACGTGTATATAGGATTTTTAAAAAGCGTAATAAAGGCACAATAGTCAATATTAATTCTCTTGCCGGGCGAGGTCCGTCTGCCAACGAAACGGTGTATTGCGCAAGCAAATACGGTCTAAGAGGGTTTTCTGAGTCTTTGCAAATCGAGTCGATTGGAACCGATATAAAGATTCTTGATTTTTATCCAGGAGCAATGAAAACTGGCATGTGCAAAAACAGAAGCAATTATGACGACCTCATGGACCCGGACGAAGTCGCAGAAACGATTGTTAATATTGTCTTAAAAGAAAGAACTACAATTCTTCCGACAGAAACGATAATTCGTCGATTTTTGTCAGGAAAGTAAGGAAATGATTATGAGAGCAGCAATTTTAGAAAAGCTTAATTCTCCACTGACCATCAGAGAGGTTGAACTAACCCCCTTGAAGGTTGGTCAAGTGCTGGTTAGGATATTAGTAAGCGGGTTATGTGGCGCGCAGTTGCACGAAATAAGGGGACACAAGGGTAACGCAAAATTTCTACCGCACTTAATGGGACACGAGGGCTGTGGTATTGTTGAGAGCATCGGTAGCGGTGTGACAACAGTTTCCCCGGGTGATAAGGTGGTGATGCACTGGAGGCCCAGTACAGGTATCGAAGCGCCATTCCCTGAATACATCCTTAATGGAAAAAAAATAAGCAGCGGAAAGGTAACAACGTTAAGCGAATACTCGATTGTTTCTGAAAACAGATTGACTGTTGTTCCTCCAGACACTCCCGATAATTTTTGCGCTTTGCTTGGGTGTGGATTGACAACAGCGCTTGGAATTATAGACAACGAAATAGATCTTAAAATGGGCGAAAGTGTACTGGTTGTTGGATGCGGAGGTGTGGGGCTGAACCTAATACAAGGTGCAAAGCTAAAGAGCGCTTATCCAATTATCGCTGTTGACGTTTCCGAAGATAAGCGTATAAAAACCCTCGAGGTCGGTGCATCAACCTTTATTAATCCGCTTAAAGATGATATGACTGCTATTTCTGTCGATGTCATTATAGACACAACAGGAAATTCAAGGGTGATTGGCTCTATGGTTCATCATCTTTCTAAAAACGGTAGAATTGTTCTTGTGGGACAGCCCTCCCCAGAAGAAGAACTAACTATCCCTAATGGCGTTACTCTTTTTGGTGGCTCTGGAAAATCTATTAAAGCTAGCCAGGGTGGAAAAACTAATCCAGCTGAAGATATACCTCGGTATGTTAAGATGCACGATGCAGGTCTCCTAGACGTTGATAAAATTGTTACTCATACATTTACGCTAGAGCAAGTCAATGAAGCGTTTGATCTTTTGCAAACGGGTACTGCTGGTCGAATTATGGTGAAGATGTGAGTGGTAGCGTTCAAAGATTTTTAGAAGAAATTAAGATTTATGATTGCGGGTTTCAAAAAATAAGAATCGGAAACAAGTCAGACGGTGGATATGTTGCTCTTCATGAAATCTGTGAAAATACCAGAACACTATACGCTTTCGGCGTAGAGGATAATATTACGTTTGAACAGGATTTTGTAGATAAGTTCCCACACACAGCTGTGAAATTATTCGACCACACAGTCGATAGGCTACCAGCAGAACACCCCAATTTTGCTTTTATTAAAAAAGGAATTGCCGCAAAAAAGTCAGATCAATTTTTAGCATTGTCAGACATGATTGATTCTGAGGTCGGTGGTTTGACTATTAAGATGGATATTGAGTGGGATGAATGGGCAACGCTAGCATCTCTTAGTAGCAAGCAATTGAAAAAGATTGATCAGTTATTAGTTGAATTTCATTTAATCGCTGTGGACACTGATGAAAAATTTATTGCCAATCCCAACGATGACTACGGGCTAACTCCTTATTTTGATTCATTTTATAGATCAGTTTATCAGAAGATAAATGTTGGATTGTTTGACATGTATTACGATGTGATGAAGACCCTTAATGAAAATTTTTACGCTTTTCATATCCACCCAAATAATTCTTTGGGAAAGATTAACGTCGATGGGCATTGTTTTCCTCCGCTTATTGAAGTAAGTTTTGTGAGAAAAGCGCTGGTAAAAGATGTCAGCGCTTCAACGTGTAATTTTCCTATATCGGGATTAGATTTTCCAAATAAACCTTACAAAAAAGAAATTCAAGATTATTATCCATTAGCTTGAGGGGAAAGAATGCTGAACAAAAGATCAAAACAGATAAGACGCGAAACCATAAAGCTATCCAAAGCAAACGGTGGCTATCATTACGGTGGTTGTTTTTCCGCTGTTGAATTGTTGGTTTCTTTATACGATTATGTGTTAACAGACAACGACAAATTTATCTTAAGTAAGGGTCATGCTTGCTGGCCCTATTATGTTTTATTGAGAGAGAGGGGATTCAATCCAAGGTTACAGGGTCACCCCACACTAGACGAAAAGAACGGAATTCATTATACCACCGGTAGTGAGGGGCATGGTTTTCCAGCCGCGATAGGAATGGCGCTAGCTAGAAAAATGAAAAACAAGCCCGGGAAAATATACGTGATTGTAGGCGATGGAGAGTGTCAGGAGGGAACGACATGGGAATCGTTGCTGCTAGCAGCGCATTACAAGCTAGACAATCTTGTCATAATAGCTGACTGGAACGGGATACAGGGATCTGGATATACGAAAGACATTTTGCCTATTCCGAATATGGAAAAAGTTACAGCGCTTCTTGGATGGCATGTTTCACAAGTTGATGGACATTCTTATGCTGAAATCTTGGCTGCTCTAGAGGAACACGAAAAAGATAAGCCCAGATTTATAATAGCTAATACGATAAAGGGGAAAGGAGTCAGCTATATGGAGAACCAACCATGTTGGCACGCTCAGTGGCCGGCCCCTGATTATGAAGAACAGGCGATGAAAGAGCTGGAGGATTGTGAAGAATGAGACGTGCTTTTGGAAGAGTAATTGTGAAGTTGGCTGAAAAAGATGAGAACATTGTTTTAGTGACTGGAGATGTTGAACAAGAGATGGAGGAATTCAAAGATCGATGGCCAGAACGATATTTGAACGCTGGGCTCTGTGAGCAATCAATGATCAGTATGGTTGCAGGAATGGCTCTGGAGGGCTTACGTCCAGTTGTCTATTCTATTACCCCCTTTCTTATTGAGAGACCGTTTGAGCAGATCAAAATAGACATCGATGAGCAGAAGTTACCTGTAATGCTGGTAGGACAAGCTGATTATCCGACCCATGGACCGACACACCGCCCATTAAACCCAGAGGGGCTGATTGGGCTTTTAAAAAATACAATTGGGTATTTCCCCAGAAATCAACAGGAAACTGAAAAAGCAATGATCGACGCATATCTTATGGCTGAACCAGCGATTATCTGCATTAAGAGAGACGGTCTTCCCTTTTTCTAAAATTTAAGTTAAGCGTGAGAATGAAAAAGATATTGGTCATAGGAGAAAGTTGTCAGGATATTTTTGTCTATTGTAATGCAAGCCGCTTATGTCCAGATATTCCTGTTCCTGTTCTAAATGAAAAATATCGGACTGACAACCCGGGTATGGCTGCTAATGTTCATCGAAACATTCACGCCTTGGGTGTGACAAGCGATATTATTACAAACGATAACTGGGGGGATATTACTAAAAAACGGTACGTTCATGAAGAGAGTAATCACATGTTCTTTAGGGCCGATTCGGTAGACGAAATAGAAAGAATAGACTTAAGCGTGATATCATATGATTATGACCTGATTGTAATATCAGACTATGATAAGGGTTTCTTGACTGAAGCAGATATAAAAATAATATGCTCAAACCATAATAACGTATTTATTGATTCTAAGAAAATTTTAGGGACGTGGGTTCATGATGCTAGATATATCAAGATCAATCATACAGAATACCAGCGCTCGAAAAGCTATATTGATAAAACAATGTTCGAAAAAATTATTCGGACTGAAGGCCCAAGAGGGTGTGTATATAGGGAAGTGGTCTATCCAGTCAACAAGGCTGAGGTAAAAGATGTATCGGGCGCGGGCGATAGTTTTCTAGCGGCTCTTGTGGTAAAGTTTTTAGAAAATTCTGATATAATAGAAAGTATAAAATTTGCAAATAAGTGCGCTTCTGAAATTGTTACAAAGAGGGGGGTTTCAACGATACAATGCAACGTGTATTAGTCACAGGAGCTGACGGTTTTATTGGGAAGAATCTTGCCGCAACCCTAAAAGAAGAAGCGCAAATTTTTTGTTTGTCTGAAGACAATTTGGATGACGCTAGATGGAAAGACGTGTGGAACCATTTTCTGGAAGAGGCGTCTCCTGCTGTCATTTTTCATGTCGGCGCGTGTTCCGACACATTAGAACAAAACGTTAATTTTATGATGCATCGAAATTATGAGACAACAAAGTTTCTAATGGATTGGTGCGTCAACAATAGCGTTCCAATGATTTACTCTTCTTCTGCTGCAAGCTATGGAGTGACTGAAGACTATCCATCGAACTTATATGGATGGAGTAAGTACGTCGCAGAAGATTATGTGGTGAGTAATTCTGGCATCGCATTACGTTATTTTAATGTGTATGGCCCGGGGGAGGAACGCAAGGGGAAGATGGCGTCGATTGTGTATCAGATGTACAAAAGGCACCAAGGAAATTTGGAGTGCAAGTTATTTCCAAAACGACCTCTTCGAGATTTTGTGTATGTGAAAGATGTTGTGTCTGCAAACATTCATGCTTACAAGAATTACGAATCGTTAAGAGGATCATACTACGATGTTGGTAGCGGTCAATCAAGGGCATTTGAGGATATTCTTGATTTGCTAGAAATCGAATATTCTTATCACTCCACTCACACGATTCCAGAGGGCTATCAATTTTTCACCTGCAGCGATAAAGAAAAGTGGCTACCGGGCTGGGCCCCAGAGTATCAGCTCGAAGCAGGAATCGAGGATTATGGAAAAGTATTACGATTACAGCGTTGACGATTATCAATTCGTCGAAGCCATATCTGGTTTATTTGATTGTGGTAATTTACAGTATCTGCATGAAATGCACATTGACGAATATGAGTTTTTTGATAAGCCGGGAAAAGATTCGGATACCATATTCCATCAAAAGTTTTATAACAAAATGAGATCTGGCTGGCCAGAATTTCTTGAATTATATCAAAAATTTATTAGAGAATTTATAGCTCCCATTACTAATGCGAAAGACCAACTCATATATCAAAAGTGGCCTACATTTCGGGTACACCTCCCAAATAACGTAGCAGTGGGCGGATGGCATAAGGATAGCGACTACAATCACCCTCTTGGGGAGACAAATTTTATACTTGCATTAACTCCTATGTTCGAGAGTAATACAACTATTGCGGAAAGCGAGCCGGGGAAGATGGATTTTCATCAGCTTGAATTAATGCCTGGTCAGATTGTGCGCTTTAATGGAAACCAGTGCACTCATGGAAACCTCCCTAACAAGACTGGCGTTACCAGGGTGAGTTTCGATTTTAGGATCATGATGCCAGAAGACTATAACTCAAATTATCGCTTAACTTCGCTAAGCAAAGGAAACAAATTTCTTATTGGTCACTATTATGAGGTTATGGAGATATGAGGGTTGTAATCACAGGCGGAACAGGGATGGTCGGAGCTGGATTTCGAAGCATAGAGACAGAGCATGAACTTATATTTGTTGGCTCGAAAGATTATGACTTAAGATATCTTGATGATACTCGATGTATGGTGAGGGACCACTGTCCTGAAGCAATAATACATCTTGCTGCCAGGGTGGGCGGAGTAAAGGGCAACTCTGATTTTGTCGCGGACTTTTTTTCTGATAATATTCGGATAAATACAAACGTCTTGTCGGTTGCACATAAGCTTGGAGTAGGGAAGGTTGTTTCTTTGTTATCAACTTGCGTATACCCTGATGCAGTTGTGTATCCTCTAACAGAAGAGCAGATTCATGACGGTGAGCCGCACCCCAGCAACTTTGGTTATGCGTACGCTAAGAGGATGCTGGACGTACACTCAAGGGCCCTTCGTCAGCAATATGGATGTAACTTCATCTGCGCAGTGCCAAACAATCTGTACGGTCCTTATGATAATTTTGATTTAGAAAATGGGCATGTCATACCATCGATAATAAGAAAGGTGTGGGAAGCAAAGCAAACGGGAAATCCACCTGTTCTTTGGGGCGATGGGTCTCCATTAAGGGAATTTACGTACTCAAGAGATATTGCAATTGCGTTGCTTTTTTTATTAGAAAATTATGATTTGGCTGCTCCTGTGAATATAGGCACGACAAACGAGGTAAGCATCAAAAACATAGTGAGCATGATTTGTGAAAGTTTAGAATACGACGGAGAAATTGTTTGGGATATTACAAAGCCAAGCGGTCAATTTAAGAAACCAAGCTCTAATAAGCGCTTTCTTTCTCTTGGTTGGCCATCTGCCTCGTATACGCCTCTGCGGAAGGGTATACAATTGACATGCAAATGGTTTAAGGAAAGCTATCCAAATGTAAGGGGAGTTTGAAAATGAATGTCTTAGTTCCAATGGCTGGCGCGGGCAGTCGATTTATGTCTGCGGGCTACGTTCTACCAAAGCCATTAATCGACGTTGATGGTACTCCAATGATACAAACTGTTGTTGAAAATCTCGGTTATGATGCAACTTATATTTTTGTCGTTCAGGCTTCGCATTACCACGAATATGGTCTTGCAAGTTTTTTGGAATCTATAGCTCCAGGGTGTAAAATAGTCTTGGTAGACGGAATGACAGAGGGAGCAGCGTGTACAACACTTTTGGCTAGAGACTATATCGCTAATAATGACTCGCTACTGATTGTTAATTCTGACAATGTATTCGATTGGGACAACATGGCATTCTTAAGAGACGCAACGCAACCCGGCGTTGATGGGTGTATTCTTGTATTTAACGGTACGAACCCAAAATGGAGCTTCGCGAAGACGGACGAAACAGGCCGAGTAACGGAAGTAGCTGAAAAAAAGCCCATCAGCGATATAGCCACTGCTGGAGCATATTTTTGGGCAAGAGGCTCTGATTACGTACAAGCAGCAAGTCAAATGATAGAAAAAGATATAAGGACTAATAACGAATTCTATGTCTGTCCAGTATACAATGAGTTAATCAATAATGGTGGCTACGTTACAGTGTCATACGTCGAGAAGATGTGGGGACTTGGAACGCCAGAAGACTTACAATATTATTTGGAGCATCACTAGTTTGGGATATACGTCTTTTATTTTTGACAATGACGGGGTGCTTGTAGACACCACTGAGCTACAAGTTAAAGCAACGCTAGCAGCAATTGACGAGGTCTTGAATTTAAAGCTAACAACTCAAGAAGATATTTCTGTCCTTAAGTCAACTATAACTACTCGTGATAAGCTCATAAAGCTTTGTCAAAAGGGGTACTTTACTCTTAATAAAGTAGACGCTGTATACGAAAGAAAAAAAATAATCACAAATAAAATGATGAGTATGTTAGACTCTGAAGACTATCAAGACAAAATTGAAATGTTTGAATTTTTACGACGAGAAAATAAAAACATAGCGGTAGTAACGAATGCGAACCGTGCTTCGACAGTTACACTACTAAATAATCTTGGTTTTATGAAGTACCTAGATGTGTTAATAACGAATAATGATGTAAAGAACACAAAGCCACACGCCGAACCATATGTTAGGGCGATGCTTCAATTAGGCGGCTCAATTGAGGACTTCATAATATTCGAAGACTCTGTAACAGGTTTAGCCTCGGCTCGCGGCTCAGGCGCAACTGTTTACGAGATCAGCAATTTTAGAGATGTAAATACCCAATTGATGGAAGAAATAATAGCGGGAAATTACAAATGATTTTTATTGCTCATCGAGGAAACACCAACGGCCCCGTGCCGTCCTTAGAAAATAATCCAGACTATATTGATAAAGCGCTACAGGCAGGTTTCTATGCTGAGGTCGATGTTCGGCAGGGTGAAAGTTCCGAAACGTTTATTGTGGGTCATGATTTTGGTGAATACCAATTAGATATTTCTTGGTTCCTCCAGCGCAGAGAAAAATTGTTTATTCATGCTAAAGACTTAAGCACGTATGCTTATTTTCTAAGTGATAATCAAGTGTGGCATGTTTTCTGGCATCAAAACGACGCATACACCATGACATCTTCCGGATATATATGGGCGTATCCCGGTAGCGAATTAAACGATAAGTGTATATGTGTGATGCCAGAAACAGCGTCATATTCCTCTGAGCAATTATCGATATGTGCAGGTATTTGCAGCGATTATGTTGCTTCAATGTACAGCGGGTAGTGTATGCTAAAACATCTTCTAAAATTCTAATATTATTTTGTTTATATGGAAAACACAAAAAAAGAGACTGTTCTAATAACAGGGGGCGCGGGATTTATTGGCCACGCGATAATAGAGCACTTATTAAGGACTACCGATTTTGATATTGTATCGCTTGATCGGCTGGATACATCTGGATGTCTAGACAGGATAAGTGATGTTATTGCGAAAAACCCATCGTGGCGCCGACGCACTCATGTAATTTGGCACGATCTCAAAGCGCCTTTGAGCGACCATGTTATACACAAGCTGGGGAGAATAGACTACATCTTGCATCTTGCAGCAGGTTCTCATGTAAATCGTAGTATACAATATCCTCTTGAGTTTGTGATGGACAATGTGGTTGGTACTTGTAATTTACTGAACTACGCGAAGGAACGCTGTGAAACGTTAAAACTGTTTTTATATTTCAGCACTGATGAGGTTTTTGGTCCAGCACCGCCAGGAACCACGTTCAAAGAAAACGACAGGTATAATGCTAAAAATCCCTACGCTGCAACAAAAGCAGCGGCCGAGGAGCTGTGTAATGCATATGCAAACACGTATAAACTTCCTGTTATCGTCACGCATACAATGAACGCATATGGCCCACGACAGCATCTCGAGAAATTTATTCCTATAGTAATAAAGAAGTTACAAAATAATGAAAGTATTGTGATTCACTCAGACCGAGGAGGTACAAGACCTTCGAGCCGTCGCTACCTTTTTTCTAGAGACGTTGCTGAAGCTGTAAGATTTTTAATGCTGACGCATACCATTGGGGAAAAATATAACGTTCGAGCGGATGCTGAAACAGATAATTTAACGCTTGCGAAGATGATCGCTTCCATTATGGGAAAAGAGTTAAGGTATGAGTTGAAGTACCCAGAGCGCACAAGACCAGGAAACGATTTTAGGTATTCTGTGTGCGGGGAAAAATTACAAAAAATGGGGTGGAGGCAGCAAACAAGTTTGGAACAAGGCCTTGAGGAAACGATACGCTGGTATCTGGACAATCCGACGTGGGGCGTTTTATGAAAATAGCAATGATCACGGGGGTAACAGGCCAAGACGGATCATATCTTGCCGAATTTTTGCTTGAAAAGGGGTATCGTGTTATTGGGTTGAAGAGAAGAACAAGTCTAATTACAACAGACCGAGTGAATGAAATTTATGATAATCCAAATTTTGAATTGCGATATTACTCTCTGCATGATCCCACAACATTATATCGGTTGCTAGAAGAATACAGACCCTCTGAATTTTATAACCTTGCTGCTCAATCTCATGTGCGTGTTTCTTTTGACGTCCCCATTGAGACTGTAGACTCGATTGCAATGGGTACATTGCGCATTTTTGAAGCGATTCGTCATGTAGATAAAGAAATAAAAATATATCAGGCTTCATCTTCAGAGATGTACGGTGATAATCCTACCCATCCCCAGAATGAGAGTACGACATTTATGCCTGTCAGCCCTTACGCTTGCGCTAAATTATTTGCACATAATCTGTGCCGGAATTATCGTGAAGGATATGGCATGCATATTTCTAGCGGAATTCTTTTTAATCATGAATCACCGCGTCGGGGAGAAACGTTTGTAACAAAGAAGATAACCCGCGCCGCGGCCAGAATTAAGCTGGGGCTACAAGAAAAATTATATCTCGGGAATTTAGACGCAAAGCGTGACTGGGGATATGCAGGTGACTATGTGGAGATGATGTGGTTAATGCTACAACAGGACAACCCTGACGATTATGTAATTGCAACAGGAGAAACTCACTCTGTTAGAGATTGGCTCGAGGCAGTCTTTAAGGAAGCTGGGTTACCGATCGATGGGAACGTAGAGATCGATCATCGCTTGTTTAGACCACATGAAGTACCCTTGCTGCTGGGTGATCCGTCTAAGGCTAAGGAAAAGCTTGGGTGGGAACCAAAGATGAAATTTCAACAATTAGCAAAGCTAATGTACCAGGCTGATCGACTGGAGGCCGAAAGAGACCTTCGAGCCGCAGGTCGTGATTTAAAGCTTCAAGGCTTGATGGATGGTCAGAAAATACCATTTCGAGGTTTTAAAAAAATAGAGTAAATGCATATCACAACTTCTATAATATATCATAGGAAGTTTATATGCATATTAGGTTACCAGAAGAGATAGAATTTCGTACCGGAAAGCCCCACGTATCGTTTTCTGAAGTGCGCTGCTGGAAAGAGTGCGCCTATCGACATAAGCTTCTTTATATTGACAAGCTTGGCACTGATGAGCCCTCTCCATATCTTTCTTATGGTACTGCTGTACATGAGGCAATCGAAAACTTTCTGAATACAGGCAAAATGGACGCTTCTATTGCTGTTACGATGATAGAAAGTGAGTGGGAAAAACATGGGTTCGAATCCCAGGCCTTTATTGATAATCATGCTGCGTATCGAAAGTCACAAGGGTGGAAACCTAAACCACACCCGCCCCTCGTCGAATGGAAAGAATACGCAGAAACAGCCCTTTCTAGATTACCAGAATTTTTAACTGAAACGTTCGGGAAATACGAAATAGTCTCTGCTGAAGAAGAGCTGTACGAGTATTATGCAGATTCTGATATCTTTTTCAAGGGTTTTATCGATGCGCTTATTAAAACAAGCGTTCGTGGTAAAGATGTTTATTACGTCATTGATTGGAAGACCGCGGGCGACAAGGGGTGGTTTAGGGATAAGCGCCAAGATATTTTGACCTGGGCTCAGAATGCGCTTTATAAGACTTTTTGGAGAAACAAACTTGGGCTTGGTACGAAACAGGTTCGGTGTGGCTTTGTTCTCCTGAAACGAGGCGCACCTTTCGAAAATGTGTGCGAATTTGTGAACGTATCTGTTGGTCCTAAAGCAGAAGAAAAGTCGATGAGCATTTTACGAAGTATGGTAAAAACAGTGCGCAGGGGTATTTTTTTGAAAAATAGAAATTCGTGCTTGTTTTGTGAATTTAAGAACACTTCTAATTGCCCTGGCGGCTAAAAGCATTATGTAGCATATACGATAAGCCCTTGTCATTTATGATTATCTCGATGAGGTACGTGTATGAAGAAATATAAAATACTAATGCTGTCTGACCACGCTCTTTCAACATCGGGTGTTGGATGTCAGTCAAGGTTTCTTATTAATGGATTGATTGAGAAGGGTTGCTGGACTGTAAGACAGTTCGGGGCAGCATTGAAGCATAACAATTACGACGTTGTGCAAGTCTCTGAAGACTTTGTTATTAAGCCAATAGACGGATTTGGAAATCCAGATATGCTTAGAATTGCATTAGCAACAGAGCGTCCGGACGTCGTATTACTTTTTACTGACCCAAGATTTTTTACTTGGTTGTGGGAAATGGAAGATGAAGTTCACCAGTTGTGTCCCATTGCATATTGGCATGTATGGGACAATCGTCCCCGCCCGACGTTCAACGACAAGTATTACGCTGCAACAGACTTAATAAATTGTCATTCATACCCAACGTATGAAATTGTGAGTGAAAAATTTCCCGAAAGAACGAATTTTATTCCTCATGCTTTACCTACCGATGTGTTTTTTCCACTTCCAGAGCTTGAAAAGAAACGATGGCGCCAAGATATTTTGGGGTATCAAAAGAAAGATGACTTTGTTGTGTTGTGGATTAATCGGAACGCAAAGCGGAAGAGGCCAGCCGATGTTTTGTGGGCATGGAGCTTGTTTCTCGAGAAGCATAATATCACTGATGCCACACTTTTGATGCATACGGACCCCCATGATCAGGAGGGCCCAGATTTAGTGGCAGTAGCGGAGATGTTGGGTGTTCAACACTCGGTGTTGTTTTCCCCAGAAAGAGTAGACTTCACAAAAATGAACATACTTCACAATATCTCTGATTGCTGTGTGAATATTGCATATGCTGAAGGGTTCGGGTTATCTACGCTGGAAGCGATGCAAGTGGGAAACCCAGTGGTCGCAGTTAAGACTGGCGGCTTAACACGTCAAGTTGTTAATCATCGTGATGGTACTGAGAACGGAGTTGCCTTAGACGTTAAGCATACGACATTAGTGGGTTCGCAAAACGTACCCTTCATATATGAGGACTATGCTGACGTGCACGATGTCGCAGATGGTTTTTATAAACTATATTCGATGGATGAAAGTGAGAGAGCCGCTCTAAGCGAAAAATGTAAAGAATACGCTTCCAAAGAATTTGATTTGCAAACGACAATTGATGATTGGCATGGTACGCTATTAAATCTTGTTGAAAAATGGCAAGCTGGAGAGCGAATGACCCCACGTTTTGAAGTGATTGAAATGGGAGCATCGGACTAACATGAAAGTAATAATAAGGGCGCCACTGCTGAGTGTAACAGGATACGGCGTACACGCTCGTCAAGTTTTTTCTTGGGCATTATCAAAAAATTGGGATGTATACGCTTCGATTGTGCCGTGGGGGATATGCACGTATTACCTCGACCCAACTGCTTTAGATGGTTTGATAGGTAAGGTCATGGACCGATCCGCGCCTGTTCAAGATCCTGATCTTTCGTTTCAGGTTCAATTACCTGATGAGTGGGATCCGGGTCTTGCACGAGTGAATATCGGTGTGACTGCCGGTGTTGAGACAAACCTATGTTCACAGTCTTGGGTCGAAGCGTGTAAGAAAATGCACATGGTAATTGTTCCAAGCACATTTACAAAGAAGACGTTTGTTGACTCTGGTGTACCAGAACACAAGATTGCTGTGATACCAGAGGCGCATAGCTACAGCGACGAAATTTCACTAAAGCTAGATAAGCAGCTGAGCGATTTGCCTACATCATTTAATTTTTTGATGTTTGGGCAAGTAACTGGAAATAATCCAGAGAATGATCGAAAAAATACATTTTATGCGCTGAAGTGGTTAGCGGAAACGTTTAAGAGCGATAAGGATGTTGGAATTATCGTGAAGACCAACTTGGGACGTTTTACCACTGCTGATAGAGAAAGGTCGGTGGTGATGTTTAAGCAGCTAATAAATGAAATAAAACAAGGGCCCTATCCGCGCTTTTATTTGGCTCATGGTATGCTGGATGAGGGAGAAATTTCTACGCTGTATAAAAATGAAAACGTAAAAGCGTTGTTGGCACCAACCCGCGGAGAGGGTTGGGGTCTACCCATTTTAGATGCCGCCGCGGCAGGTCTTCCCGTTATCGCAACAGATTATTCTGGCCATTTAGACTTTTTGAAGCACATTAAATTTCTTTCACTAGATTATGACATGGTTCCTGTTCATCCGTCCCGTCATGACGGCCGTGTCTTTATAGAGGGTACCGCATGGGCAGATGTAAAAGAAGGGTCTTTCAAGGCCAGAGTCAAAAAATTCAGGAAGGCACCCTCTCTTCCCCAGCGCTGGGCACAAACTGGCTCAGGAATATTAAGGGAAAAATTTTCGCTAGACGCCATAAAAGAGCAGTATGACGCATTTATGGAGCGTATAGTTGACGACTCTTGAAACAGCACTAGTCTGTGGGCTTGTTTTAGCAACAGTTATTGCCATTATTGCAATTTCATTTGCTGTTAAATTTGCTTTACTAATCTTGCGAGTCGAAGATGCGCTTGAAGAGAGTTTAGATATTTTAGATGAGCGCTACACATCAATAACAGAGATTGTCGAAATACCATTGTTTTCAGACAGTCCACAGATCCGTCAGGTCCATACAGACCTGGTGCGTTCTAGAGAAGCTATTCTTTTAATAGCCAACACTTTAACGGACGATTTTAGTCGTTTGAAGGACAATGAGGATGGCACGAAAGAAAATACGTAGAAACCCCGGTAAGCCGAGGAACATGTATTTCAATAAAGATACTCAAGCATCGATTGAAGAATATCAGAACGAAGACGACTCAAAGAAAAGAGAGACAGTCTATAAAGAGAAGATCCTTCCGGCATTCGATCAATTAGCAGAGAGCTTGATTTTTGTTTACGGATTTAATTCTCCGTACGATGGGTTTCATGCGTTGAAGTCAGACTGCGTTACGTTCTTATACGAGACAATTCACAAATGGGATCCTGCTCGCGGCACAAAGGCTTTTTCTTATTTTAACGTTGTAGCAAAAAATTGGTTGATTATTCGTTGTCGAAATGCGAAAAAAGAAGACAGAAGACATGTTTCGATGTCCGATCTAACAACTATGTCGTCAAGAGATAAACATACTGTTGCAAACAGCAGTGTTGCTCCCTCCCCCCAGGAGATTATGGAATTGGGAGAGCTTCGTGACAATATAGTAAGGGTTATCGATGAAATTGACAAACGTATTACGAAAGAGAATGAAAAAATCTGTGTGCAGGCCATTCGAACAGTTTTTCAGAACATTGATAATTTGGACTTTTTAAACAAGCGTGCTATTTACGTTTATGTGAGGGAAATTTCGGGATTGACATCGAAGCAGCTTTCCGTTGCGATGTCGAAGATACGAAAGCATTACAAAGATATTGTGCATGATTCTCGAATCGTGGATTTGCTTTAAGGATGAATGATGGGTGATAAAGTCGAAAAAAGCTTACAGGATCTAGAGCAAACAAAGAAGAAGATGAAAGACTTCGAGGGAGTCTTAAAAAAGATAAAGCATGCTGATGAAAAGAAAAGAATACTCTGGAAAGAGATATATGACAACGCGTTAATAGATCGTCAGAATGCCCACATTTTATTTGTCGAGGCATACACATGCATGACGCAAAGTGCATCAGAACATGTCAGTCTCGGTAGCACTTTGGCAAAATATTTAGAGCGCATGGGAAAGTCCAACGAGCAATTACTGAAATTAGCAGATTTGATATCGAAGTCTGAAGCTGCACATAATGCAATAAATGCTGACGAATTATTTTCTCAAATACAGGATGAGTGATGGCAAAGGGTTCGGGAACAGATGCAGTTGCAAAGATCAATAATCCCACCAGCGATGTCGGCGATGTCGTTGAAGAAGCTGGAACAGCAGGCCCGACGCAAGTACTGCAACGTGCAGTGGTCGTGGAAATCCTATATGATTTAGCTGCGTTTACTGAAGAAGAATTCACAGAGCTACAGGAGCTTGTGTCTACTCCAGATTTGCTGGCTTCTGCCCCTCGAAATTCTGTGATCGCTCGTTCTGTGACCGCGGGAGCAGACAAAAGAGCGACTGTAGAAACAGATGAAGAATCCAACGAGGAGAAGGGCACAGTAGGCATTCTGTGTTACCCATTTTTCCCTCCCCACCTGTGTTTCCCTATAAAGCCCGGGGAGCAGGTATGGGTGATTAACGATTCCCCTGATGTTACTGCGGGGGTGTCTTATTGGATGTGTAGGATTCCAGAGCCAGACCATATCGATGGTGTCAATTACACTCACGGAGATAGGAAGTTTGTCGGATCAACAGGCGAGAAGAGTTCCTCAGAGAAGTCCGCATCGGCTCAGGGCGAGGAGTTAGACGCAGACGCTGAGATTTTTGGCTTTCCAAACGGTCCCGGCACGGAAGACGCATTTTCTTTAAACACTGAGCTGGCATACGAAGAAATCGTTAACGCGTCGCTGTCGTATCTTTCATTTATTCCCGAGCCAGTTCCACGTTTTACGAAGCGCCCGGGAGATCTTGTTATTCAAGGCTCAAACAACGCTTTGATATGTCTTGGTCAAGATCGTGGATGGACCCACCCAGACAGCAGTGTTACACGTACAGATGCTGATGGTGCAGAAGCCTCTAACGCGACATTGGAAGATGGTGATACCACGCTGGATGCTTCGATAAGCACTGGCTGCATCGATATCGTTGCCGGCCGCGGCCGTTACGATTTCAGAGTCCTTGGCGGAAGTGTCGATGCGGAACCCGAGTTGACGGCTTCCAGGTCGGTTAAGAATGTTCCGCCCGAAGAAGGTGGCCGAGACGCGTATGATGAAACAAATAAAAATCCTGTTGGAGACGACACTGCCGACGTGAATCGGCTTGATACTCCAGCAGAGGGCGATCCCGATTTGGAGAACGACGCAGCGCGGCTGTACGTGGCGATGGCAATGCAGGTCGACAAAAGTTTCCACATCGATAAGGAGGGTGATACAATCCCATCTGCAATTGATGGTAACATAGCTCCCGCAGAAGATGAGTCTTCTATTGAGTTTCCTGCTGCTATTGTTGCAAAGTCTGATGAGATTCGTTTGATTGCCAGAAGAAAAGAGTCAGATGATCCCGTCTCTGGAGCCCCAGAGATAAATGGCAGTATAAGATTGATCAAGGAAGGTGATATCAGCGATGACGCATGCGCTATATACCTCTTACCTGATGGCACGATTCAGATCAGTGGAAAGCAGATATTGATAGGAAGAAAGTCAAGTGATCAGTCTGAACGTTCGTCTATCTACGCTATGGGAGATGGTGGAGACCCAATGGGTCCCAACGGCACTGAACCGTGGGTGAGGTTTTCTGATTTGAAGAAGTTGTTTACGCAGTTGTACGAAGCGTTAGATGATTTTTGTACGACGCTTCAATCCAATCAATGCCCTCTTTGGGGGCCAAACCCTCAAGTTACAGCAGCCTCCACGCAGCTACAGGCACTACTTAAAATTCATAAAACAAGAACAGAAGATTTCGATCAGTTGGCGTCAACAAGAATTTGGGGAGAATAATGTATGTCTAAAGAATCAGGTAGTGGAATTGGTCAATCTAGCTGGTCATTTTCGCTCGGCAAATTACAAATAGACGAAGACGCCCAGCTGGCCGCGGCGACAGCAGCACTTCTCGATTCCTTTGTTGAACCCACTGCGGAAGAGGTTACGATTTCCGCCGCCGCAGTTGGCGCCGCCGCTACTCTTGGTGGCGCCCTGGCGTTAACACTACCGCTGGCATTTGACGTCGATGTCCCCGAAATCGCGTTGCCTGCTAAAAGCGGGAGTAGTGCTGACGTAGAGGGAGATGAAGAAACAATTGAGACCTTTAACGCATTACAGGCATCTTCCGATGCACAAGCTTCGATGGGTGACGCTGTTTTTCAAACGCTAGATCCGATCCTGAATGGTATCAGAGCCGAAGACGATCCAGCTGTCCTTGCCATATACGAAGCTGCCGATAAGGCCATTAGCGATGCTGGTATAGATGACAAGGACACTGTGCCACCAATTCCGTATGATGGTAATTTCATAACGAGTGTTGTACCCTCAATTGCAAGAATGCAATTATTCGATGAGATAGCATACGCTTTCCGACGATCTGGGATGGCTGCAGGAGCAGAAGATCCAGAAGCTCCAGGTAAAATTCTAGCAGCTTATATTGCTTTGGCGGTTGAAAAATTTGTGAGGAGAGCGATCATTAAAGTGTCTTTACCAGATGATAACTACATCAAGTTGCTGTCCGAACTAACTACGTTTGGAACAAACGCTGCCGCTTCCGCGGCGGTGGGGTCTCCGAATGTTGCTCTGACCACAACGGTAGAAGGCGGAAATGCCCAGGGATCGTATACACTTGACTCAGCTGACATGATGCTTGGCGTTAACGTTGTTCCTTTACTTAATTTTTATGGTGGAATAAAGAGAGTTGTTGACTACGGGGATAATTTTGTTCATGATGGGTATGTTGATGATGGTGCTGAGGCAAAGATGGTGAACATGGACGCTATCTTATTAATGCTAGAAAATGGAATAAACTTCGTATAGCGTGGTGAATTTATAGAAGTTGATAATTAACCCCAGGTGGTTGTATGGCGTTAACGAAATTAGGAGATAGACAAGTTTACTCTTTTAGGTCTGTTGGTGAACAAGCCGAGGCCCGGAAGCTTCGACAGAAAGAGCAAAAAAGGAATATAGCTTTTGGGATTAAAACCCCCGTGGCGCTGTCGTCGGAGGGAACTGAGTTTATTAAAATGAATTATTCTATGGCTGATCAAGTTAGCGATAATTTTAAGAACTTAATCCTCACAAATCACGGTGAACGGTTGGGGTTTCCTGATTTCGGTGCGAACTTAATGGAGTTGTCGTTTGAGCTTCAAAGCGAAGATGGGCAAACTGAGGCGATAAATAGGATAAGTCGCGCCGTCGGTAAATACATGCCCTATGTGATTCCATCCACATTCGAACCCATTACTGAGTATTTTGACAACAAGAACGTCGCAAAAGTCGGTGTTAGAATCACTTATAGTGTTCCGAAGTTAAACGTCCACAACAGGATTCTTGAAGTAATAATCTATAGCGCGAGTTGACAATGGCATCAGACATCAAAAAAGACCTTAAGAAAGAATTACAGCGAAGTTATCTTGCAAAAGATTTCAATTCTTTTCGAGCAGAATTATTAACGCATGCGAGGGTTTACTTTCCTGATAAGATAAGAGATTTCACTGAAGCTAGCTTAGGAGGGTTGCTGCTTGATATGGCTGCGTTTGTCGGTGATTCGATGGCGTTTTATTTGGACCACCAATTTAACGAATTGAATTGGGCTACTGCCATCGAGAGCAAAAATGTACAAAAACACTTAAAAAGCGCGGGTGTTAAAGTCCGGGGCGCAGCGCCGGCTGTTTGCGGGGTTACATTTTATTTTGAAATCCCAGCCGAGCTTGTGGGTAGCGAGTATGAGCCTTCTCCAACGCTGCTACCAAAAGTTGGACAGGGTACAAGGCTAGCCTCTGCTAAGGGTGTTCCATTTTCTCTGGTAGAAGATCTGGATTTTACAGAGAAAGATTATCTCGGAAACTATCTTTACAATGCAGTCCTTGTAGAGGCCGATGACTCTGGGAATCCAGTCAGTTATGTTGTTACTAGGTTAGGAATTTGTCTTTCTGGTGAAGAAAAAACGGAGTCGATAAAAATTCCAAATGTTCATAAACCCTATAGAACACTAACATTAGCGTCTGAAAATATAACAGAAATAATAAGCGTGAAAGATGTAGAAGAGAACGTGTACTATGAAGTGAACAACCTAACACAAGACACCGTTTTTGAGGTGGTTGCAAATACTACTGAAGATGCTGATCAAGTTCCTAATAATATTGAAATAATTCCTGCGCCCTACAGATTCACAACGACTTATGATTACAACACAAAATTAACTAAATTAAGGTTCGGCGCCGGTGATGCCTCAACGCTGGACAATGATATTGTTCCGGACCCTGCTGAACTAGCGTTGCCGCTATATGGTAAGAAGACGTTTGGTAAATTTACGATTGACCCCAATTCGTTGCTTCAAACTCACACTCTTGGTATAGCACCAAAGAATACTACACTAAAAATTACGTATCGTTTCGGCGGTGGATTGAACCATAATGTTGCTGCATCGACAATTAAGACTGTCGACTCGCTAATACTGACGTTTGATAGCAGGGCGCCGGCATCTGGTGCAGCTGCAGTCCGAGCGTCAGTGGATGTGCTGAATGACGATCCCGCTTCCGGTGCTGATAACGCCCCTACGCTAGAAGAACTTCGAGTTCAGATTCCTGCCTCCCGACAAGCGCAGAACAGAATTATCACGAAAGAAGATTTGGTTTCTAGAATATACACTTTACCCAATAAATTTGGGAGAGTGTACCGTGTTGGTGTTCGTCCGAACCCAATTAATTCATTGGCATCACAGATATTTGTTGTGTCTCGAGACAAAGATAAAAAGCTGGGCCTAACTCCAGATACGCTAAAGAAGAACCTACGGAAATATCTAAACGAATTTCGGGCCGTAAGTGATGCATTTGATATTTTAGATGCGCAAGTTGTTAATTTTGCTGTAAGCTTGGAAATAGTTGCGCATCCAACATCAAACAAGACACAAGTCGCCCAGTCGTGTATCAAGGCTTTGACAAGAATATTAGACACAAAAAACTTCCAAATTGATATGCCAATAGCGTTGTCGGATATTACGAATGTAGTACTGAACACGCAAGGAGTAATTTCATTGGTCGATCTCAAAGTAACGAATGTTACGGGGACTGTAGAGGAAAGAGTTTATAGCGATGTATCGTTCAACGTCGACGCGAACACATTTCAACAAATGGTAATAGGGCCAGATGGTTCAATCTTTGAATTAAAATATCCAGATACCGATATCAAGATTTCCGTAAGGTGATTTCAACATGTTTTATATCTTAACGGCTAGCGCTGATACATACATCACAAATAAAATTATTGATAATAGTTTTAGAGCCACCGACACGAATGTTGGAAGGGCTGGTACACTGGATTTGTTTAAGCTCTACGATGAGTCTACGTATACTTCTGGGTCTACTAGGGTTACGTCATCTGTTAGTGAGCTGTCACGCTTATTAGTAAAATTCGATTACAGCACGCTATCCACACTCGCGAGTTCTTCTCTAGATTTTACGAACTCGAGCTTCAGAGCAACGCTTGAATTAACTGAGGTAGAAACAGGATCACCAGTTCCTAGAAATTTTTGGGTTGTTGCTTATCCACTGGCTAAAGCTTTTTCTGAAGGCTCTGGTCGTGATGTTAACCGCTTTCTAGATGTCGACGCCGCAAATTTTTTGACGGCATCCTATTCTTCTTCCGGCTCACCGGTATTATGGAGTCTGTCGGGCTCTGGTAAAGCTGGGTTTATGGGGGATTCGGGAATTGATTATATCACAACTGGCGTCCTGGGATCTTCCATAACTGACTTCGGAGCGTCTCAATATTTCAGTGATGGGCCTGGGAAAATATCACTTGACGTAACAAAGGTTGTTTCTTCATCATTGGCTGGTGATTTATCAAACCACGGCTTTAGAATTTCTTTTAGCGGGTCATACGAAACAGATTCAAAAACAAGGTTCGCTAAAAGGTTCGCCTCTCGCCACGTTAGAAACAAAATATTGGCACCCCGAATTCTTGTAACATGGAATAATACCATAAAAGACAGTCATCAAAGCTTCATATTTAATTCTACTGCGAGCTTGTTCCTAAAAAATATTGTTGGGGGAACTGCAACTAACATTAGATCTGGTGCATCTGATACGGCACTGACAGGTCAGAATTGCATACTACTGACGTTGATCAGTGGGTCTGGACCAACTGCTAAATCAATTTTTGTAACAGGATCTCAACATACCGGGTCCGCAACTGGTGCGGGAATGACTGGAGTGTACTCTGCCTCATTTTCCCTTAACAGGTTTGATTCTACATTTTTTAAGACCTTGAGAAGTCAGGATGAGCTTGTCTTGAAAGAGATTTGGTCTTCTATCGATAGAACTATTGGATATCTGACAAGTTCTATTACAGTGAAGAAGTCCGCAGTCGGAACTGATAATTTTGTTAATAGAAGCTTGGTGTTCTCTGCGCTGAATGCGCAGCCAGAGTATAAGCAATACTCGACCGCGAAAATTCGTCTCTTTATAGAAGATATCGACGCGCAATTAAAAGACAAAGCTTACAAGCTACCACGAAAATTAAAGACAGCTGTGGTTGATAGAGTATATTATAGGATAAGAGATATTGAAACGAATACGGTTATTATACCATTCGATGACGTAACGGATTCGACAAGGCTTTGTACTGATGCTGCTGGAATGTATATTGATTTATTAACTGCTGGTCTTCCATTAAATAGAAGCTATACTATAGACTTGCTTGTGAAGGATAGCGGGGTTTCGGAAATTGTGGAGCTTAGGGATATTTCTTTTAAGGTTGTTTCTTAATGGCTAAGGGACCCAAGATAAGGCGGGTTTTTGAAAACCAGCGACTTTTCACCCCGCAGGTGATCCGAAGGTATACAGACTCTTCGGGGGTGTTAAAGCACCAGAGCGCCGCCTCGCTTTCTGGATCTGCACCGTCCTCTACAACAGGTTCGTTTCGATATGACCCTCCGGGATCACCCCTTAAGTCATCTCAGCAGCTTCCATTAGATTTTTCAAAATTTGAAAACCATACATTTTTTGCTTCTGCTGAATCAAACGTTAATATCGCATTTGAGAAGATAATAAATCAATTTCCGTTCGACGGAACGCGTGAGGAGTATGAAGACTTCTTGGATGACCTGACAGGATTTGAGAAACATGTCTTAGATTCTTTCCCAAGCTATACTGGGTATCTCACCTTCTCAAGTTCTTTAAAGCAATATATCGAAATAAAAGATAGAGCAGGTGTTCTTTTTCCAGCACTTTCTAGAATCCGCTCTGCAAAAACAATATTAGATCCTTTAGATCGCTCTTTTTCGGTAGAGTGTCGTCTTTTTTTGCCTCCCATAGCGAATGATAATCAGATAATTTTTAGTCATATGAGTGATGGAGGGGTGGGCTATGCTGCCTTTCTAGATTCAGGCGATGCATCGGCTGCTAATATAAACTTTGCTGTCATTAGCGGGTCTGATCATATTTCTGCATCTTATTCTTTACCAAAAGACCAATTTCATTTTCTAAATTTCGTTTATGACAAGAGGCCAGGCAAGAAATTTGCAGCTATAATGAGCAGTTCTGCGATAACAGCTAAGTCTCGACGCTTTAAGTTTGGATCGTTGTCTACCCGCGGAGCCTCTTTTTTTATAGCGACTGGTAGCACATTACAACTGGGAGGGTCAGAATTTATTCCAGCTGAAACATTTAGCGGATCCATTGACGAATTCAGAGTGTTTTCTGATGTACGTACTACGGAAGACATAGAGTATTACAACCAGCGAACGATGTTCGCGAAAGACGGTCTTAGGCTGTCATTACGTTTTAATGAACCAACAGGATCGTATACGAACAACGATGTTGTTTTAGACCACTCTGGGATGAGCTTACATTCACGGATAAGCAATTTTGCCGCTTCGATGCGGACTGTTGATACTGATAACATTCCGCCAATGCTATTTGAGGCGTCTGTAAAGCATCCTGTGCTTTTTCCATCGTACCCCACCGTATTAACGCTCAACGAACAATTATTATTGACTGCCTCATCATACGATACAAACAATCCTAACTTAATTACAAAGTTGATTCCAGAACATTATTTGGCAGAGGCCGCGGCGACGCTTGATGTGTCGTCTGACCCTGATGGTTCGTTGATGGACGGCTTATCATCAACTACTTCCGTCGACTACAGCGCACCTGGCGGCGCGCAGTTGGGACAACCCCAGATTATTTCTTCGCTTCTTTTTGTGTGGGCAAGAGAGTTTGACTTGATCAAATCGATGCTTGATCATGCTAGTAATTTAGTGTTCGCAGAATATGATACAGAAGAATCAATTGCTGATCAATTTTTACCAGTTCTGGCGCATCATTATGGTATCGAGCTGCCAAATATGTTTAGAAACGCAAAAATGAATCAATTTTTTGCTGGCGAAGAAATTGTTGATGGGAAGATAACAAAAAGTCTGCAGTTTGTTCAAAACGAGATTTGGCGACGTCTTTTAACGAACATCCGCGAAATTATAATTTCGAAAGGTACAAAACATGCCATGAAGGCTGTCTTTAGGGCCTCTGGTATAGACCCCAATCGCATATTCAGATTTGTCGAATATGGTGGCACTTCGACACAACGCTTGGGTCTTGCAAGAGAAAAAGCAACAGAAGTGTCTACGTTACTAGATTTTTCTGGGAGTATGGCGAATATGACGGGTGTTGAAGATGCGCATGGTTTTTATAGCGTGAAGCCAGCCGTGCAAAGCGTGTTTCTGTCTGCATCACGTGTTGAGAGGGGATACCCGAACATATCAGGCGATTTTGTTGCACATCCCGACGGAGGTACATATTCAGACGCCGCCCGAGACGGCTTATTAACGTCAGGCAGCTGGACGATCGAAACTCGAGTGAAGTTTCCAATGGCGCGAGACATCACCTGGAACCAGAGCTTATTTCGCCTCCACGTAACTGCGTCAGAGGACGAGGGTAATCCCAGCGCTGCTGATAATTCTCACAGGGTATTACTGAACCTCGTTGCGACTCCGCCAATATCTCGTGCTGTATACGCCGAGAAAACAGGCGAGCAGCTCACATTGTATTGTCGACCAGGTTTCAATTCATCAGCACCTTTGCTTGCTCTTCCGTTAACCGGCGCCGATATTTTTGATGGCAAAACTTGGTATATTTCTTGTGGTCGAATTCGATCAGAGCATGCTGGATCGTATGTGTCTTCGAGCTATTTTATAAGAGCTGGCCGCCAAGAGTATGGAGACGTTTCTGAGTATTATGTAACTTCTTCGCACTTTGCTGAAAACGATTATTCTGATCTTCCCGGTGAAAATTTATTTCAACGAAAAAATGCAGTGTCTGATCCGATCCTTAATGCTAGCGGCTCGTTTATAGTGGTTGGTACTCAAAATATCCACACTGGCACCGGCTTTTACCAATTAAACGATAGTGCTATAAGCAACACTGCAAGAACAACTCGTTTTGACGGCCTTTGGGGGCATTGCAGGTTCTGGTCAAAAGCGCTCGATGAAGATGAATCGAAAGAACATATTTTAAATTTCAAGTCGCTTGGCGTGAAGGACCCGCTTGTTAACTTTGGCTTTTCGTCAGATGTAACGGGTTCATTTGAGAAGCTTCGTATTGATGTTTCGACAGATCAGCCTAGCACAGAAAGCAATGAATTGGGTACTTTACCGCTGGTTGATTTTTCGCAAAACTTCAATCCTGTTTCCGCCGGTGGCAATGCTAGCGGCGCAACGGCATTTGGATTTGAAGCCAAAAAACGTATTATACAGCCCGAGCGTTTTGATTTTAGCTTTTTATCCCCAAATTACGATGAGATGCCAGAACAGAATAAGGTTCGAGTGGCCGGGTTCACTCAAGGAAAAAATCTTTTTGAGCTGGGCGGTAATCCAGCCCCAGTTTATGAGATCGTTAAATCCGCTGAACCAGTTGATGACACCCGGTTTATGATTGAATTTTCTATAATGCAAGCCCTTGACGAAGACATAATGAACATCTATGCGACTCTCGACGCACTTGATCTCGCGTTAGGCGCCCCAGAGCTGATGTTTGCAGAAGAGTATCCAGATCTTGCTAGATTAAGAAAAATATATTTTAATCGCTTAACAGAGTCCATTAATTACAAAAAGCTGTTTGATTTCTTTAGATGGCTTGATGATTCATTTGATGTGATTATTGAGAGCCTTATTCCTCGAAAGACAAATTATCTGGGGTTCAATTTTATAATTGAGGGCCATGGCCTCGAGCGACCGAAGGTCGCGTATGGTTCTGGTGATGTATATCTCGGCGAGAGTACTCGTAGAAATCTTAAGGGGATAATACTACTCCGACAACTTGTTGGTGATATGAGGAAGTACTGATGCCAAAATATGTCATAACGACGCCAGTCAATAATACTGCATATTATAATCTTACTGCATCGATGTACGTTGGTGGTCCACCTCCAGTTGCACAATATACTGCGCATAGTTCATTAGCTGGATGGTGGCGGTTAAATGAAGACGTTTCCGCTGCTGGTTCTATTACTGATGCAAGCGGAATGGGACTCCCCGGCTCGTTTGCAGCTCTCACCGAACGACCGAGCTTTTCGATATCAACACCGTCATCGAATATCCAAATGAGGACATGTTTATTTGACGGATCTTCTGACGTCGTCACAGTTGCGGTACCCGCTGATGCAACTGCGCTTTCGTTCGGTGACGGCGCTACCGACACACCATTTTCTGTAAGCGCTTGGGTTTACCGTACTGGAACCGGATCTCTGACATATGACACTATAATCCACAAAGGTGAGCAGAGTGGTGTTAATTTGGAGTACCAGCTGGTCTTGTATGATGCCAATGGCGACGGAAATTCTAGAATACGATTTAAGGTTGGTGATGATAGCGTAAATGCAAACCTGCTAGCACAAACTCCAGCTGCTTCATTAACAGGAGGTAGCTGGCACCATATAGTCGCGACATATGACGGGACCGGGGCAGAGACAATCGCTGCAGGCGGCGATGCGACGGGCTGCATGTCAATTTATATTGATGGCGTCGCGCAATCCCTGTCTGATGATTCTACTCTTGCTTCATCTTATGTTGCGATGGAGAATTCCGCCGAGTCTCTTTATGTGGGTGCGAGACAAACTGTAAATTATTACAACGGAAATATGGCCGATGTTGCGATCTGGGGAGTTGTATTATCTGAAGCTGATGTGACAGCGCTATATAACGCCACCGGTGGCTCCTTTTATTATACGTATCGAAATTATGACCTCATCGGCTATGGCGAAAGGCTATCTCCTACCGGTTCGCAGTACGAGATGTCCCTGCAGGGCCTTGACGCACAGAAAGATGGCATCTACTACCCAAGCCTCCTTCCAAGGATCAGACAGGGCGCTCCAATGTCGTTATGGCGAAATGGAGACAAGCTCCCTGACACGTATTTTGACGATACGCTACAAATGAATCCAGACCCAAATGATATGCGCGGCGAAAATGATGTGAAAATAAATCAACGTATTGATTTTGATATGGAGAAATTAGATTTCGGACAGGCACCGACCGTCCAGCAGGGCATGCCCTATGTCGAGACGCAACGCTACGATCCAGTTGCCTATTTGCAAGCATCGGAAGAGACGATGTGGCCTGTGCATCTTTTTAATCTTGGTTCATTGCTCGATCACGAATTTGATGGTATCATTGAGCCGCTAGATGTTAGACCAGAAATACTGGGCATGTCCGACCATCGTTATGAGGGCCACGCCGTGAGAGGTGGCTTGACGGGGGGCGCTGCTGAGACATACTTCGGAAGTAAGCAGATCGTTGATACGTGGAAGACCTCAGATACAAAAGTTGCCCATTTTTTAGATGCTCCGCTAAATTGGGGGACGATACCCGTAGGAGCGTACTCAAATATCACTCAGGAATCTGACACTGCTTTTTTTGACACGACAGCATTTGATGCCACAAACGGTGTATTATTTTTGAACAATCAATTAATGAGCAGTGGGATGTCAGCACCTTACGATCTTGTCGATACAGATGCAATATTCTCTATGGACCTCGCAAACTCGGACTTCCACGCCATGAGATATCGTTTTCCGGCTTCCAATAGGCTTGCTCTTTGGTTTAGGTTCAATGAAGACAACTCATACGCTACCGATCCCTCCGGCGACGTGGTGGACAGTAGCGGAAATGGTAGAGATGGTTCCATGCAAAACTCGTATGACCACCCGGTCTTCTTTGAGTGGCAAGACCCTGATGGTCCTTCGTCATCCACCTCTTCTCCATCAGCATTGATCCAGACAGGAAGCGCTGGATTTGCGTGGGGGGGGGACGATCCTTGTCGTGTAATTTCCTCTAACGCCGCTGACTGGGAGGCCACATCTTGGGGAAGTGGCGGTGGATATTGTTCTATATCGGTTTGGGTCTGGTGGGATGCTCCTACCTCACGAGTGATAAACACGGGAGTGAACGAAGAGTCGTCTATTGTTACAATCGGAAACGGTAATGTTAGGCTCTATATTGACGATACCACTGGCTATCTAACATTTAAGAGAATTTACACAAGCCAGGTTGGTAAGTGGGAATCGAGAAATCCAGTCCCCGAGAAAGAATGGGTCCACCTCGCGATTACGTACTTAACTTCCGACTACCCGTTCTTGTTTGACCCGACGATGTATATCAATGGTAGAATTGTTCCTATTACAGAAGACACGCCCGGCAATGGAACTCCAGACGCCATCAACTCCTACGGGCTTATTGTGAGTACATCCGGCACTCGTGTGAAGACATTCTCGGGTATCATATCGGATCTTGCTGTGTGGAGTCATCATGACTTAAAGCCGAGCGAGGTACGTGCGATATACAACGCACGTTTCGGCACGTACGAGGACTCTTTAGCTGAAGATAATTTAATAGCGGCGATGCGTTTGATGAACACAGGATCTCAAGCTACCGCCGACCCGACAGAAGAGCGGGCAAATCATGGATTTTACTTTGACAAAAATGCTGGTTCAATTACGTACGGAGACTTGTAATGTTTAGAGGGAAGAAAACACCGTTTATTCCAGACCTTTCGCGTTTTATTTCGTCGGAAGGTGCACACGGTAAGAGGTGGGATCTGTCCAGCAGCTGTCTAGCGCACTATCGCTTTAACGAGTATGTTGATGGCGGTGACGACTCCGCCGCGATAATTCCCGACAGGTCGGGGAAACAGGGCGGGATGAATGTTGTGACGGGGAGCATTACATTGGGCAGTATGCTTCCAGCCCTTCCTCCAGAACTTTCTCTCGATCGGGAGATGTTCACTGACAACAGGGGGGATCCATCTACCGTATACTCGGCTGAATTGATTCCCGGTACAGATCGACGAGCCATCCGTCCGTATCCGAAACGCACGTTTGATTTTTCTACTCGAGGCGGCCGGTTTCTTCTTCAGGAAGGTTTACAAGGTATAGATCCAGTAAGTACCAAGGGGTGTACATTCGTTTTTCGTTTTAAATTCGCAAAATCCTCCACCAGTACCTTTAACGAGCTGATTTTCTCTATATCTCAATTGAACACCACACAAGTGTCTTTTTCTGTTACTAGCACTTCTGGGGTTCCCACAATCGAATTACGAGTTTTTACCAACCAGTCCGAAACTGCTG